GGTCGAAATGTCATAATGTCATAGTTATGTCATATTGTCATACGACCACAATTACTTAAATACCAGTGACTTAGTGTCATGTCACATTGTCATATCACTAAATGTTATGAATAATGTTGATTGTTATGAAGGTTAGACATGGAATGATGAATCCGAAAGTGACTGTTAATCCTAAGGTTGTTGGTAAGTTTTCTTTTTTAAACATAGATATTATTATTAGTTGTTATTCATATATACTATCTGAAAAGTTCAGATTTTGTCTGTAAAAATATGATAAAAAGCCCCGAGGGTGGCCAAAAAAAGTCAATTTTACTGAGAATTACAGACAGAAACGGGTAGGGGGGACACTATACCTCTCTATTTGTAACGTTTTTGGAAATAAGACATTAGCCTTTTAAGAGATATAAGTAACTAGCTAGTGTCACACTTGTAAAAATTTCACTTTATCTGTAAGTATATATAGTATAAGAAACTAACAAACTATTATGGCAAACATATCCACTTATCCTTTAGCTACGCCAACCACAGCAGATCTTATTCCAGGTACACAAAAGTATACTGACTCTACTGGTAAGCAATATAACTTAACAAAGAACTTTACTGTACAAAGTATTGTGGCTTTAGCAAATGGAGGAGCAGGATTAGGAACTGTACAGTCTATAACGTTTACTGCACCATTAACCGGTGGAGAAATTACGACTACAGGAACAGTTGGTATAACCCAAGCTAATGGAACATCAGATGGTTTTTTATCAGCTGCTGACTGGAACATATTTAACAACAAGCAAGACGCAATAACTGTAACAACAACAGGAACATCGGGTCCAGCTACTTTAATTGCAGGTACATTAAACATACCTCAATATGCTGGTGGTGGCGGTGGTGGTAGTGTTGTAAGCGTAGGTCTTTCTATGCCTTCAGCATTTAGCGTGGCAAACTCTCCAGTAACAGGATCAAATGTATTAACTGTAACAGGAGCCGGATCAACTGCTCAATATGTAGACGGAACTGGAGGATTACAAACTTTCCCTACAATACCATCAACCTATAACTGGGTTTCAAAAGCCGACGGAGGTACAGCTCCAACAGCAACTATTACAAGTGGAACTAATTTAACATTTGCCGGAGGTTCTGGGATCATAACATCTCAATCAGGTTCTGCAACCACTCCACCAACGGCTTCAATATTGTTTAACGTAGATTATGCCGGTACTGATAACATAGTAGCATCCGCGCCTGCGTTCGCAGCCGGTCAAGCTGTTGAGTTAGCCGATGAAGTAATAATTGGTAATACTAATTCTGGTGCTGAAGCTGCAAACAGAACTACAGTTAAAGAAGTTCTTGAATTAGTAACCTCTAATAGTGCTGTGCCAGAAGTTTATTTCTCTATAAATGGAGATGTTTCAACTAGCAACTTTACTAACGCTGGTAACACTAATAACACTGAGTTTAATTCTTTTGGAACAATGAGTGTAAATGTTTCATCAGCAGGAACATACAGAGTAACATGGGTTAATAGTGTAAGTACAAGTTATATAATCAACTGGACAATAGAAAGTCCAACCATAGGTTCACCAAGTACTGGTGTAGCTTTTGGAGATGTCAGTGCTAAAGGCACTAATGGCTTTACGTTTACGTTATACAAACCTAACGGAACTAGCGTTTTAGGAGCAAACAAATTAGTTAACTTTATACTATACAAATAACACATGGCAAGAATAAGTTCGTATCCATTTGATACAACTGTCACAGATAATGACGCGTGGATAGGAACACAGTCGTCAAACAGACAGACAAAGCAATTCACTGCATCAGCAGTAGCTACTTATCTAAATATTAATGCTAAAGTTAATATAGCTGGTCAAATGTCATTTAAATGGTCTGATACGCAAAACGGTGGAACAGGTACTATATCTAAAACTGGCGGTGGTGGATCTGGAACGCAACTTAGCACTTTAACAGAGTTAAGAATATCTGTAAACGAGATAAATGGCCAGAACGTTATTAAGTTTTTAGAGTATATAACAACTAAACCTATATTATTAGGTCAAGGAGATGAAATAAGTCAATTTGGTAATTATACTTTAGACACTTATACTGTAGATCCTCAAAACCCAATGTATTATATAGCAGCATTAACATACATTGGTGGTAATGGAATTATTGCTCCACAAGGAACTCAATATACATTAATACACTTTGACATACAAGGTGGTGATGTAAATTTAAAACAAAATTTTACCTCATCAACACAGTGGGTTATAAACAATACAACAGGTAAGGCAGAACCTTCAGTCACTTTAACTGACAACTCAAATCCGCCAAACGAAATAAAAGGGTGTGTAACATACACTAACGCAACAACTATAACAGTCGATTTTGATAAAACAGTAGCAGGGTCGTCAATACTAAATTAACAATATAAAAAAATAAACTATGCCTATTAACTATTACTGCGCCATTGCAATGAATGGCTCTGATCTGGAAATGAACAAGAACAGTATCACATTGCCGGTCATTGATCCAAAGCAAACAGCACCCGCATCACCAGTGGAGGGGCAAATGTACTTTGATACAACAGTTGGAGACAAAACAATGTATTTCTATAATGGATCTGCATGGATAGAAATGGATGGTTCTGGCTCAGGTGTAGAATCTTTTACAAATGCTAATGGTACATATATATCTGCAAGTACTGTTAATACAGCGGCAACAGGTGCTGTAACAGTTGGGACTATAGATCTTAGTGCTGCAGACGGAACAGATTCAAGTGGCAGGTTTTTAAGTAAAGACAATGTTTGGTCAACTATTCCTGGTGGTTATACTTCATGGACAATAAATGGGGATACTAACACTGGAACAAATACAGTATCAAACAATGAAACTGTAACTGTTGCAGGTGGTAAAGCAATTGTAACTGAAGTAAGCACAAGAACAGTGAATATTGATTTTACTCCAAGTGAGTTGAGTACAGTAACAGCGTTAAGTACAGATAAAGTAGTTATTACAGATACTAGTGATTCAAATAATCCTAAGTTAGCTCTTATAAGCGATATAATTAACGCAGGCGTTACAACCGTAGATACAACAGATGGTACATATATTGACTTAACTCCTACCTCGGCTACATCAGGTGCTGTAGTAGTAACTGCAGATTTAAGCGCGGTCGATGGTACGTCTGATACTACAACTAGATTTTTATCTAAAGACAATACTTGGGATATTCCTTCTTATACCACAAACACAGACGAAACATATACATTACCAGTCGCTGCAGGTGGTGCTAATTCTGCTGTTCTTAATTTAACAGCTGGTGGTACTGGTTCAGGTATTAAATCTTCTGTAACAATAAACGGTACTACAAATGAAGTATCTATTGCAGAATCTGCTGGTAACAATGGTAGTGTAACAATTGGTTTACCAGATGATGTAACAATAGCGACTTCACTAACTATAAGCGGAACTGCAGGTGATGCATTAGATATTCCTTCTGGTAAAGGAACAAGTGCTTTAACTATAGGAACTGATCCTTCTGATACATTAACAACTAAAAGTTATGTTGATGGTTTAGTTTCAGGTGGTTTAACTTTTAAAGGTACTTTTAGAGCTGATACAGGTGCTATACTTTCAGGAGGTAATTCTGGTTCTTTCTTGTATAACTGTCCAGGTGGTGCAGGAACTAGAGTAGCCGTAACGCAAGGTGATTACTACGTAGTTGCAACAGCAGGAGGTTCTTTCTATTGTTCAGGTGTTACATTAGATATTGGTGATGCTATTATAGCTGTAGATAACGCAGCGGCTGATTCTTCAGATGCAGCTGATTGGTCAACAATATCACAAGGTGTTACTGTGAATAGCTTTACAAATGCCAATGGTACTTATATTTCTGCTGGCACGGTAAATACTAACGCTACTGGAGCGGTAACAGTAGGTACAATAGATTTATCTGCTGTAGACGGAACTTCTGATACATCTACAAAATTCTTAAGTAAAGATAATACTTGGGATGTTCCTTCATATACAACAAATACAGACGCTAAATACGCGTTACAAGCAGATGCTAAAAGTGGATCAAACGTTCCTTTAACATTAAACGGTTCAAATGGTGGTTCAGATACTACTGTAAATCTAACGCAAGGAACAGGTATAACATTAACTAGAAATAGTGCTACACAAATAACAATAGATGCTGATAATAATGGTACTGTTGAAAGTGTTGCGCTTAGTATGCCTTCAGCGTTTAGTGTTGCAGGTTCACCAATAACACAATCAGGTACATTTACTGTCACAGGCTCTGGTACAACATCGCAATATGTTGATGGTACAGGTGCACTTCAAACTTTTCCAACGATACCACAAGGTGATATTACAGCTGTAAAACCTTCTATAGTTGATGACGAGCTTGGTATCACGGTGACAGACGTTAATGGACCAATACCTATTGTTGGTCTTGATATTAAAGGACTTGCTGATCTTGGAGTACCAGCTAGTGGTGATAGATTAGCTATATATGACGTAACAGGAGATGTAAACAAATATGTTACAGCAACTAATTTAGCTCCTATTGTAAGAAAAGCAAGTACTTTTGCTGCAACAATAACTTCATTTGGAACCGTAACACACAGTTTAGGATCTTATGATGTAATAGTACAACTATACAATGCTACTAATTATGAAACAATATATGCTTGTGTTGATAGAACCTCTACTAACGCAGTAGCTATTTCTGGAGGTAGTTTCCCAGCAGGAGATATAAGAGTATTAGTTTCTCTTGCTGATCAAGGAGTATAATAATAAAAATAAAATTAAATGGCAATAGAGTTATATTGTGATCAATCAATAAACGGGACGTTAGATACCACCGGTGTTATAACGGCTCCAGGTGGTACGTCCACTCAGTGGAATGCAGGATACGCTAATTCTGTAAATAGTTTTAGTGATTCTGGTAGTTCTACTGTAACTCTTTCGATAGGCCTACAAGGCGGAGTAACATTAAGCACATCATTTAGTAATCCACAAGGTACGGTTACAAGTGTAGCTACAGGTAGTGGGTTAACAGGTGGAACATTTACAACTAGTGGAACTGTTAGTGTAGACTATGGAACATCAGGTTTAATAGCTGATGCGCCAAGTGGAACAGGGACTCCAGATATAGATGATTTAATATTGGTTGGTACAGATTCTTCATCAGGTGGTGAAACAAGATCTTTTGCTATAACTGACTTACCATTTACTAATAATACTGGTGATATAACAGCTGTAAATGCGGGAACTTTATTAGATGGTGGTGGTTCATCAGGTTCTGTAACTTTAAATGTTGATTTATCAGAGTTAACTGGTACAACAGGGGATATGATATCAACTGATTCGTTTGTGATAACTCGATCAAATGGTAGTCAATTTAAAACAGTACCAGGTTTAGTTCCTAATAATTTATTTCCAAATGACGCTGGTTATATAACATCAGCATCACTACCAACTGTAAATAATGGAACACTTACAATGACCACAAGTACAGGTCTTGACGGTAGCGCTTCATTTACAGCTAATCAATCTGGCAATTCTACATTTGCTGTTACATTAGATTTAACTGAAATAAGTTTAGGTGCTGGTTTAGATGCTGGCGCTACTTCACTTAGCTTAGATTTATCTGAATTTACAGACATGACAGCGGGTATGACTGCTACCGATGAGTTTATAGTATTAGATTCAGGCGCCGAGCGTAGAAAAGCCGCAGGTGAAATAGGTCTTAGTATATTTAATAATGATTCTGGATTTATAACATCATCATCTTTACCTACAGTAAACAACGCAACTATAACTATAGCTGCAGGTACAAACTTAACAACTGGTGGTAATTTTACAACTAACCAAGGTAGTAATGAAACAATTACTATCAACATGGCAACTGGTGGTGTTGGATCTGGAACATACGGATCTACATCAAACAGTACAAAAATAGATACAATTTCGGTAGACGCATATGGTAGAGTAACTGCCGTAGCAACAGGATCAACTGGTCAAGTAAATACAATAAACTCTGGTAATAGTAACACATTAACTAAGAGTGGTAGTACAACTGTAACATTAACACCAAACACAGGTGCGGTAAGTTCTTCTTCTTCTAACTTAGCAACAGGAGCACAAATACAAACAGCGATTAATACAGCTGTAACAGGAGTATTAAAATATGATGGAACTTGGAACGCAAGTACAAACTCACCAACATTATCAAGTGGATCAGGAACAGTAGGAGAATACTACATAGTTTCAGTAGCAGGATCTACTAATTTAGATGGAATCACAGATTGGGCAGTAGGAGATTGGGCTGTATTCTCTGATCAAGCTACAGATGCTTGGCAAAAGATAGATAATACACAAGTTGGTAACGTAACAGGTTCTGGTAGTAATACTAGGCTTGCAGTATGGAATAGTGCATCAAACATTACAAGTGACAGTGGTTTAACGTTTAATACCTCAACAAACCTTTTAACAATAGGTGGTCAGGTAAATTGGTCAGGTGGTAGTTCAGCAGAATCTAACTCCGCATATGATAACATGATCACTGGCTTTAGTGACTCAGGTTCTTCTACAATAACATTAACACTTACACAAAATGATGGTGGTACTTTAACTACATCATTTAGTAACCCTCAAGGAACTGTAACATCTGTAGGAACTGGAACTGGATTAGACGGTTCATTTACAACGTCAGGTACAATTACTTTAGACTTATCAGAACTTACTGATATGACAGCTGCTATGACTGGAACTGATGAGTTTATAGTGTTAGACTCTGGTGCAGAACGTAGAAAGGCAGCTAACGAAATAGGATTAAGTATATTTAGCAATGACGCTGGATTTATAACTTCATCTTCAGTGCCATCAGTTGGTAATGGTCAAATTAATGGTGCTACAAGTGGTTTAGGTTTAAGTGGTTCAATGAGTGCAACTGCAAATCAAAGTGGTAACACTACATTTACAGTAACTTCAAACGCCTCAACCAGCGATGCGGCAAATACTATTGCTTATAGAAATGGTTCGGCTGATATAGCTGCAAGATTGTTTAGAGCTACTTATGCTAATCAAAGCACTATATCTGGAGCAATTGCTTTTAGAGTTAATAATAGTACAGATAATTATACACGCTATTGTAGCAGTCCTTCTGCTATTAGAACTTTTATAGGAGCAGCTTCAAGCTCGGTTGTTTCAGGTGTTACAAGTGTAGCCACGTCAGGATCAGTAAACGGTTTAACATTAACCGGAGGTGTAATAACATCAACTGGTACAGTAACTTTGGGTGGTACACTTTCTATTAGTAATTCAGATTGGTCAGGCACAGATCTATCAGTTGCTAACGGTGGTACTGGTTCAAGCACAGCATCTGGCGCAAGAACTAACTTAGGAGTTGTCAATGATACTGGTACTCCAGCTATATTAAGTGATGGTTCTACGCCAAGTTTAAATAGCGGTATTACAGCTGCAGAAGTAAGAAATCTTATTGGTGCTGGTACAAGTTCAAGTGCAGGTGTAACATCTGTAGCAACTGGTGGTGGACTTACGGGTGGAACAATAACTTCAACTGGAACTCTATCACACGCGGATACGTCAAGTCAAGGTGATGTAAATAATTCAGGTAATACATATATACAAGACGTAACACTAGATACATATGGACATGTTACAAGTTTAACATCTGCCACAACCACACTAGCTACGCTTGGATATACAGGTGCTACAAATGCAAATTATATTACTAACAATAACCAGTTAACTAATGGTGCTGGGTATACTACCGCTACAGGAACAATGAGCAATTGGAATTTAACTGCTGATTTTGGTGGTTCAATGTCTATTGGTAACGGAACTACTGTAGATATAGCAGGTGGTACTAACATCTCAACAACACGTACTGGCGCTACTATTCAAATTAATAATAGTATTACAAATAATAACCAACTTACAAATGGCGCGGGTTATACAACAAACACAGGAACTGTCACAGGTTCAGGTGCTACTAATAGAGTACCTTTTTGGAGTAGTTCTTCAGCGCTATCATCTACCTCTGCTCTTACTTTTACAAGTAACCAATTATATTCTGAAAATGGATTTTTAGTTAAAGGAATCAACGTCGCTGAATATACAGTTACTGGAGATACTGATACAGGTTTAGGTTCATTTGATGGTAATAATGGAGTAAGTCTTGTAAGTAAAGGTAAAAAAGAAATTACTGTAAAAGAAGGAGACATTACTTTTGATAATTATACAGCTACAGCAGTAGCAACAACCGGAAGCTTGAATGCTAATCAAAGCAACCAGGCACCATCTCAAGATACTTTAGCAACTTTAGCTGTTGATCCAGATGGCAATGTAGTAAGAGGTGAACAAGAAGGAACATGGACATTTACAAGAGCTCAATTAAACGCAACTTTAGGAAATACTTTAATAGCAGCGCCAGGAACAAACAAAGCAATTATAGTTACGGAATCTGATTGGATGGTGAAGTATAGTGCAACAGGATCTATGAGTGGTACTCAAACTTATGATGTAAGACAAGCAAGTAATACAAATGCCTCCGCTATAATATCTACACTACCTGGAACAAGAATAAATGAAATATTAAGTGCCTCACAAGGAACACCTGTAAATCCAAGTTATGGGTTTTGTGCAAGAGATGTTCCATTACAGACAAGAACTTATAAAACCAATACAGCAACTACATTACACAAGGCATCAAATGGTGCTTTGCCAACTGGTGTAATAAGTATATCTATAAAATTAAAATATAGAATATTTGATGCAACTACATTTTAAGTAAAAATGGTGTAAAACCAGTGATAATACAAATATACCTGCTCGGTGAGAGCAATAACCAATGTCAAATTAAAACCAAAACCAATGACACTATTTTACCAGACTAACACGTGGACTAGTCAACCACAAATTACGGAAGAAACCAAGAAAATTTGGGAACATATAGTTCAAAAGAAAAACTGGAGAATTGTACAACTACCAAATGGATTTTACCAAACTGAATACCTTGATCCAAAAAAAGAAGATTCATGGATCGATGTAACGAGACGCGAAACAATGGAAGGTGCTGAATCAGCAATAGATGCTTCTATTAACCATTATGAGAAAAAATTAGCTCATGTTCGTGGACCACAAGTCGTTAAGACTTTTAAATAAAATAAATCAAATTAAATTAAATTAAATTATGTCAGACTTAATAGTCAAGAACCTTAACTTTGGTGACAAAGCTAGGGAAGAAGTATTTAAAGGTATAACAAAACTCACAACTGCTGTTAGCTCCACACTTGGAGCTAGCGGTAAATGTGTGATGTTAGAAGATAATACTGGAAGACCAGTAATTACAAAAGATGGTGTAACAGTTGCAGACTCAGTAATACTAAGAGATCCTGTTGAAAACATGGGTGCTACCTTATTAAAAGAAGCTGCTCGCAAAACAGTTAGAGAAGCAGGTGACGGTACAACTACAGCCACTGTTTTAGCTCATGCTATATTAAAGGAAGCTTATAAAGTATCAGATAAAACAAACTCTAGAGAGTTAAAAGACGGTATAAGTAAAGCTGTAGATAAAGTTGTAGAGTTTTTAAAAGCAAACTCAATAGATGTACAGGGAGATATGCTTAATCAAGTTGCTTCTATATCTACTAACAATGATAAATTTTTAGGCTCTATTATTGCAGATGCTTTTAAAGCAGTAGATAACACTGGTGTAGTAATGATGGAAACCTCTGCAGATGGAAAAACAGAGTTTGAGGTAGTTGAAGGAGTACAATATGATAAAGGTATTACAAATTCTCATTTTATAACTAACAAACAAAGCAATTCAGCTGAACTAGAAAATCCACTAGTATTGCTAATTGAATCTCCTGTAGAAACAATTAGGCAAATTCAATCAGTGCTAGAGTACGTAATAAAAAACAACAAACCTTTGCTTATTATAGGCGATTTAGAACAAGGTGTTTTATCAGCTCTAGCAATGAATAAAATGAAAGGTAATATAAAGGTTAATGTTATTAACGCTCCTACTTACGGAATAAACAAAAAGCAAATGCTTGATGATTTGTGCTTATTAACAGGAGCTACTATAATAAACGAAGATCTTGGTGATGATATGGATTTAATCCAAGTTGAACACTTAGGTACATGTTTAAAAAGTATTACAACTCACGATAGCACAATAATTCAAGTGGCTCAAGCTTCGCAAGAAATAAAAGCCATAATAGAAGATATAAAAGAAAAACTATTAAAAGAGAAAAACTCTAACAAAGTAATTAGGTTAGAAAAAAGATTAGCTATGTTAGCTGCTAGAATTGCTATAGTAAAAGTAGGCGCTAACTCTGAAATTGAATTAAAAGAAAAAATGGATAGGGTTGAAGACGCTATTTGTGCTACAAAAGCTGCGGTTAAAGAAGGTATAGTATCGGGTGGAGGTATTGCTCTGCTTAATGCCTCTAATAATATCAAATCAAATAATATTGGTGAAGATGTGCTGCTAAAAGCAATACAAGCTCCTTTTAAAACAATATTAGAAAACGCAGGTATAGAAACATTTGACCAAAACGCTAAAAATGGTTTTGGTTTAGATGTAGTTACAGGAAATATGGTAAACATGATTGATTCAGGTATTATAGATCCTCTACTTGTTACTAAAAGCGCTTTAACAAATGCAGCTTCTGTGGCTACTACTATATTGTCAACTGATTGTGTAATAAATAATCTTAGAATTGATGAAGGCAATAGGTAGGAATTTAATAATAAAGAAAACAAAAGAAGGTACCACTAAAACTAAAGGTGGTTTGCTTCTTGCTGAAAATCAAAGGGAAGATATAAGATACGTAGAGGCAACTGTTATATCAGTTGGAACAGAAGTGTTAGGTGTTAATGAAAAAGACATTATATTTTACGATAGACACGCTGGTCATAAAATAGAGATAGATAAACAGTCTTATAATGTTATAAAAGCTCAAGATGTAGTAGTTGTGACATGAGATCGTTAACAGCTAGTGACATTAAAGAGTTAAACTTACTTAAGCATTATAGAATAATTAGAAAATGGGCTTGTAAGAATAATAATTTAAACGACGCTGATTTAGAGTTATTAATTTATTTAGATTCTATTGGTTTATTTAACATTAAAGATTTTAAGCAAGGTACGTATTCTTATAGTTGGGATACTCGAAGATGGAGTAGACTTGTTGACGAAGACTGGATAGTTATTTGGAGAAAAAGAAACAGAACAACACAGAAACATAACATGTATCAAGTCTCTTTTAAATGCAAACAACTTATACATAGAATATATAGAATAATGCTAGGCGAAGAAGATTTGCCTATAAGCAAAAGAAGAAATAAATTAATAGCTGGAAAAAGTTACACTGATAAGGTTTTAACTAAAGCCATTTACAGTGTAAATAAAGATAAAAAAAGATGAGTATAGAACAAGTATTAGGTGGAGCTTTAGGTCCTGAGGTTATAGAAAGATTAAGGCTTAGAAAAGCGGGTAAAAGCCAAAGAAATGCTTTAGTCAAACGAAATCGTGAAAATAACGCTGGCACTTTTGGTTATGCACAGGTAGCGAGACCTGGTCAAATTAAAAAATTACCAGGAGATATGACTATTAATCAAAACATGCAACAGCAGCCAACAAATACTGTAGATAATACTATTCAACCAGAAACTGCTTATGATCCACTTACTCAATATAATCCAGCTGATTTAGATCCAACTGGTGGAGCGGCTTTAGTTCCACCATCAAATGAAGCGGCTAATTTAGCAGATCCTGCTACAAGAAGCTTTGGTGTAGCTGGCGCTGCAAATGATATGTTTGGAACACCTTTTCAAAGACAAAGATCTGTAAGTAAGAAATATTGCAAAAAAAATAAATAAATAAACTATGAATCACGATATTGATAAAATTAAAAAAAATCCTAAACTAGAAGGACAAATAGGTGAAAACGCTATATGGGACGGACCATTAGATAAGGCTGGTTTTCCTATGGGCGAAGGATCTAGCTCTGGAATTACAGGTATGCAAGTATCTAAATATCCCACAGCTTATTCAGCTGGACCTATAACATCTAAGAGTTCTTTATATTCTAAAAAATAATGTACACATCTCCACTATTTAAAGATTTCCCTGAAATAAAGGAAAAGAACAAAGGAAAGTTTACAGCTTGGGCTAAGAAAAACGGGTTTAAAGACGCGTGCTCTGCGGCTACAGCTGTTATGGCGAAAAAAGATAAATACAGCGATGAAGTAGTCAAGATGGCTAACTACGCAAATAACTTCGGTTGTAAAAAAAAATAAATGAAAAGTAATTCACCATTTAAACAAGATAAATGCGCAGCTGCTTGGGCAAAGAAAAAAGAAAGCTATATGTCAAGAAAGTCTAAAACTAGTTTAGACACGTCTAAGAAAAACAAAGCTGGAGGTTATGATAAAAAAGAAATTCCAATAAGCGAAAAAGAAAATCTAGCTGAATACAATAGAGAAAAAGGAGAATTTGAATGTGTTAACGGAAAAATTGTTCTTAAAAAAACTGGTGACGATCAATAATAAATATAATACAATATGGCATTTTATATAAATAGTCCTTTTCACATGGAAGATAAACAATGTGAGTCATGGAGAAAACAAGCAGCTAAACTTGACAAGGAAGTAAAAGCCTTAAGAGCTGAAAGCAAAAAAACAGGCAAAGTAACAAACTGGGATGCTAAAGCAGATGAATTGTCTAGAGTAAGAGAAAGAATAGCAGAAAAATGTAAAAAATAATATATATGAAATTTTCATCACCATTTATGGCAAAAAGTCCACTTAATCAAGAGTTTGGAGAAAAAGAACCTTCTGTTGTTGAGACAGATGCTAGCAAAGAAAAAAGAGAATTATCTCAAAAAACAAAAGACTCTTTACAGCAAAAAGCTTGTAAAAGAGATAAACCTTTTTATAGTAAAAAACACGGAAAATACGTTGAATGCGAAGATGGCGTATTAACAAATACACCAAAAAACACATCAACATACGAAAAAATATAACTATGAGTTCACCATTTCAAAGAGCCTTTGCGGCTAAATCACCACTACCAAATCATGGTAAGATACAAAAAAAACTAGACAAGCTTAATAAAAAATATGGTGACACTGATTTTTATGAAAGAGAAGATGTTCAAAATTTAATTAAGAAAAAAACAGCTGCTAAAGAAGCTCACAAGTCTGATAAAAAAACTTTACCTATTGATGATAAAAATAGTTACGACTATGACTATGATCAAAATGAAGATATAACTACTGCTAAAAAAGCGCCATTAAAAAAAAACTATAGCCCTTTAGATCAAGGTGGTTATGTAGGAGGTGGTATGAGTAGAAGTGATTACGCACCAACTGCTGATCTTTATCAAAACATGTTTAATAAAGTAGAGTCTGCAACTAAAGACTTTATGGACGGTCAAGCTGATGTTGAAGCAAGAGCTGAGTCTGGAGAGGCTAGAGCAATGAGGAGAGATAGGAAATTTAAAAAAAAAGGCGCGTCAATGAGTAAAAAAAGGCAAGCTAGTTTCAATGAAAAAACTGATGAAGTTATTGAAAGAGCTGCTGATTTTAGAGAATTAGCTAACGCTAAACAACAGAGAGCTACAGACGCGGCTAATGCTACAAATTCAACAAAGACTACAACAACACCGGCAACACCAACAACACCACCATCCTCAAATCCACCAAACTCACCGCAAAAACCTGCTACAAATAACGCATGGGCTAATCTTTTTAATATTGTTCAAGGATATGCGGATGAAACACAACAAGCGGCAATTAAAAATTTCAATAAAGCAATAAACCCAAATATAAACAATCAAATACAGGAAAAAAATAGCTAATGGGACACAAAGGACATTACGGAGAATACACTGGTAACGCTAAATGGTCAAAAGATCATGCACACACAAAGGTTACCAAAGGAAATTATAAAGCATCTGAAAGAGATGATGCTGCTCATATCGACTATTTAAAACGTGATGTTCTTTACGATGATCATCATGGGCATAGCGATGAGAAAATGACTGCTGATGAAAAGCATATATCTAAATTAGCGGGTGATATGAAATATGATAAAAAACATCATGGTTCGCCAGCTCATATAAAAGGAAGTCAAAAAGATCACGAGTATAGTAATAAAGAATTTGAAGAACACGAGGCTAGAGTTGGTACCGATGATCACTCGCCAGTTAAGCATAGTACCTTCGATGATCCTCACAAGCACGTAGCTGGTGGTACGTATAGAAAAGTAAATGATAAAAAACCAAAAAAAAAATAAAAAACTTATAAATAACTAATCATGGAATATAAATCAATGGCAAAAATGGGACACAGTCCTAACGAAATGGAATCAGTTAAACAAGAGAAAAAAGATCTAATGAACGATAATCCAGTAGCTAGAGACGCTAGCGGAGGAAGACCAATGATATTGAAACACATGGGTGGATCAAAAATTGGTGGATCACCTTTAAAAAAGCATGATGGCAAAAAATTTGAAGATGAAGGATTTATGGATTCTCATTTTAAATCAGGAAAGCCAAGAAAATAACAGTAGGGAACTGTAAAACCCAAGTCAAACAATAACAACAACAAAAACAAACACAACAACAAAATGGCAAAATTTGTAAAATTTAAAATTAACAATGCTACCGCTCCTGGAGCTGGTGGTAATTGGGGTGGAAGAGACGTTTTAATAGGCGTTGATGACATTGAAAACGTATCTGATGTAGTATCAGGAGCAGGAGCTTACTCTGTAGTCGTTACATTAAAAAACTTTGTAGGATTAACTGCTGCCGCTGCTCAGGTTAGTGATGTAGGTCAAACAGCAGGAACAATAGGAGGAAGAATACTTACTTTAACTGTATCTACCTCTGTAAGCGCTGCTGTTAACCCAACTGCGGTTACTGTAGATGGTAACATGCCTTCTCAGTCTATTGTTAGAGCTATGACAGCTAACCCAGGTGGGATTGCTGCTTCTGCTCAACTAGGATTAGATGGTGGTGGAGTAAGAGCTACTGACGATCAAATGTTTTGGTCAGGCGCTGTATTCAGCTCTGTTGACGATATATAAACTAACTTATGAAATCTAGAGGTTTAGGTGACGACATAGAGAAGTTTACAAAAGCTTCTGGTATCAAAAAATTAGTTGATAATGTATCAAAAGGTTTAAACATTCCCTGCGGCTGCTCAAGTCGTAGGGATGCTTTAAACAAAATGCTTCCATACAAAAATAGATAATATGGCTTTTAAATTAACAAACCCTCCTTACAAAACACATCAAACTCCAGTTTATCACGTTGATATGGAAGATGATGTAATGGGTAAAGCTAATAATAATGGAACAATAATTATAAATAAAAACGTTGATCCTAAGGATATACCTTCTGTTATTGCTCATGAGGAAGTTCATATAGATCAAATGAAACGTGGTGATTTAGATTACGACGATGAAAACGTTTATTGGAAAGGTAAGAAATATTCACGAGCTGCTATGGAAGAAGGTGCTAAAAACCTACCATGGGAAGCTGAAGCGTATAAAAACGCATAATGAATTTTTCAGAAAAAGGTTATCTAAGTGATAGTCCTGATGTAGATAAACATCAAAATATAATACAAGGTAATAAAATAACAATGAAAGGTGTTGAATTTAAAGTTCTAGGAACAGACGATAGAGGATATACTAAGATAATGTATCCAGGATATGACTACACGTTTCCAGGGGCTAAATACGTAATAGAAACAAAAATTTAAAATAAAAAAAATGAGTTCAGCATTTTATCAAAAGCATTCAGCAAAAAATCCAATAAAGCAATTACAACAAGCGTATGAAAATGCAGAAACTGGAGATCTTATAGACGAAAGTGTACATGAAAATACTACATACAAGTCTAATAACTTGAAAGATAAAATATCAGGGATGAAGTATAACGTTGAAAATATTAGTGAAATACAAGAAGATGACAAAGGTCAATTCATGACAACTCTAGATCAAGACGAGTCCTACGGTGGTCCAAGACCTACAAGTTCTACTGTTACAAATTACGATCAAGGCAAAGATCAACCTAGAGATACGTTAAGACCTTACGCTGGAAAGTATTTTAAAAAACCAAGAAAAAGCTAGTGAAAAAAATTTGGGAATGGTTAAGCGGTAACGTTATCAAAGATGTTGGTGAGGTTATTGACAATTTAACAACCACTGAAGAGGAAAAACTTCAAATCAAAAAAGACATACAAGTTATAGTTGAGAAAGCAGCTGCTACAGCTGAAGATCAAATAACAAAACGATGGGAAGCAGATATGACGTCTGACTCTTGGCTTAGTAAGAACACGCGTCCTATGGCACTTATTTTCTTATCGTTTATGGCTATAGCTTTTATATGGGTGGATAGTCATCATGAAATATCTTTCACTGTAGAACAAGAGTGGATAGAATTATTAAAGCAATTATTAACAACCGTATACGTAGCATACTTTGGCTCACGTGGTTTCGAAAAATATAAATCAATAAGTAATAAATAAAAAATGGGACAATACGCAAATCAACCTGACTTTATAACACATGACATAAAAGCTGTAACACCTATAGCTGTAGGCGCTTTAAAAGCTACAGATTCTTTAAATGGATCTGTATTATACATAGGAGGAAGTACAACGGGTCAAACCTTAGAAGTTATACCCGTAGGCGCTACTGGAAGTAATGGAAAAGGATTACCTGGTCAAGCTCAAGCTATCACATTTACAAATCCTCCTCAAGGAGAATGGTTTTCTGTAGTAGTTGATTATGTTTTATCAGGTAACACTAATGTCACTAACATTATAGCAGGTAAATAACTAATATATAGGTGACTATATAAATATATAATAACAATTAAATTAAATTAAATTATGGCAAAAGCTAAGAAAATTAAAGAAGAACAATTAAAATTAGTTACAGCTCAGCAATCTAAATTGAGTGAACTACTAAGAAATCTTGGGGTTTTAGATTCTCAAAAAATGAACATACACACAAGCATTAAAGAACTTAGTGCTGAAATAGATTCTACTAAAAAAGAACTAGAAGAAGAGTATGGTTCAGTTAATATAAATCTAGAAGACGGATCTTATACTGATATAGAAAAAGAAGATGCCGAGTAATATTAGAAAAATTAGTATTGGATCTGACTACAAAAATGATGCTATGCATTATTCAGTAGGTCAACAGGTTTATGGTGGTCATGAAATATCTCATATACTTTTTGAAGATTCAGACAATTCTTATAATATACATATAAAGAAAAGCAACGAAGTATTGCCGTGGAAGAAATTTAACTCTAACATGGCAATATCAGTTGAGTATGATTTAGAGTATTAATGAATAGTTTATATGACTTTATTGTAGAACCTGTAGGTGAAAAATACAGCAATACAATAAAAGTGGGTAACAAAGAATTAGTAGTTAACACTAAAATAGAAAACTGGAAATTCGTAAATAGAATAGCTAAGGTTATTAAGACACCTTTAGCATTTAAAACTTTAATAAAAAAAGGAGACCTAGTAGTTGTTCATCAAAATGTTTTCAGAACATTTTATGACATGAAAGGTGTTAAGAAAAAAAGTAGATCTTATTTTAAAGATAATTTATATTTTTGTGCTATAGATCAAGTTTATTTATATAAAAATAATAAAGGTTATCACTCGTTTGGTGATAGGTGTTTTATACAACCTATAAAAGATAATCAAGATCTAACACTAGATAAAGAGCGTAGTCTTATTGGTATACTGAAATATGGCAATAGCTCGTTAAACAAGCTAGAAATAACTCCTGGTGACCTAGTTGGTTATACACCAAATGGTGAATGGGAGTTTTTAGTTGATAACGAAAGACTTTATTGTATGAAATCAAATGATATTGTAATTAAGTATGAAAACCAAGGAGACGAAGAAAAATATAATCCAAGCTGGGCAAGTAGCAGTTGAAGAATTAATAAAGGTAGCTAAAGAACCTATTGTAGATTCAGATGATGATATATCTGCTGATCGTTTAAAAAATGCAGCAGCAACAAAAAAATTAGCAATATTTGATGCTTTTGAAATATTAAATAGAATACAAGAAGAGCAAGATATGTTAGATGAAAAACCAAAAGAAATAAAACAAAGTAATTTTAAAGGCTTTGCGGAGGGTAGATCTAAAAAATAATGTATCAACAAAGTCTATATAAAGTATTACCCAACCACATAAAACCTAAGATTCTTAAAAAGATGAATAGGTACAAAAAGTGGGAATACGGTTACAACGAGGATCATGATGTAGTTGTGATAAGTAAAACCGGTAAAATTGGAGAGGTTTATGAAATACAAAACCTAAAAATAGCTTTGCCTGAAAAAAAAGATATTCATACGTTTGATAATAACAAATGGAACAAAACTGAATATCCTAAGGTTCTAAGCAAGATAAAAACAACGTTTGACTGGAAGCAATATCCACAAGATTTTAAAGAAAAATGGTATGATTACATTGATAAAGAGTTTACCCGTAGGGAGGAAGGTTTTTGGTTTTATAACAAAAACGTTGCTACTTACCTTACTGGTACTCATTACATGTACTTGCAGTGGAGTAAAATTGACGTTGGGGCACCAGACTTTCGGGAATCAAATAGATTATTCTTCATTTTCTGGGAAGCTTGTAAGGCCGATATACGATCCTACGGACTGTGCTACCTTAAGAATCGTCGATCAGGCTTTTCCTTTATGGCATCAGGAGAGGTGGTCAACTTGGCTACAATATCCTCCGACTCTAGATATGGAGTATTATCTAAGACTGGACCTGATGCGAAGAAGATGTTTACAGACAAGGTGGTACCGATATCCGTTAATTATCCATTCTTTTTCAAGCCGACCCAGGACGGTATGGACAGGCCCAAGACCGAGCTTGCCTATCGTGTCCCAGCCACAAAATACACCCGTCGTAAGCTTACCTCGTCCACCACGGAAGAAATTGCCCAAGAAGAATTACAAGGCTTGGACACCACAATCGACTGGAAGAATACGGGTGACAACTCCTACGATGGTGAGAAACTCAAACTCCTCGTCCACGATGAGAGCGGTAAATGGGAAAGGCCGAACAACATCCTCAACAACTGGCGTGTTACGAAAACAACCTTAAGACTAGGTAGTAGAATTATAGGTAAGTGTATGATGGGATCAACATCAAACGCTTTAGATAAAGGTGGTAGAAACTTTAAGAAATTATATGACGACTCTGACGTTACAAAAAGAAACAGCAATGGACAGACTCGCTCAGGACTCTATTCTTTGTTCATACCTATGGAATGGAACTACGAAGGATACATTGATTCTTATGGCTTACCTGTATTCGACACACCAAAAAAACCTATTGAAGGACCACAAGGTGATAAAATAAAAATAGGTGTAATAGAGTATTGGAACAACGAGGTAGAAGGACTTAAAGACGATCAAGACGGTTTAAATGAATTTTATAGACAGTTTCCACGTACAACTAAGCACGCTTTTAGAGACGAATCAAAAGAGTCTTTATTTAATCTAACTAAAATATATCAACAAATAGATTTTAATGAAGATTTAAAAAACTCTATAAATGTAACAAAAGGTAGTTTTCAATGGGAAAACGGAGACAAAGACACTAGAGTTATATTTGTGCCAAACAAAAACGGTAGATTTTTTATAAGTTGGGTACCTCCTGTTAGTTTACAAAACAAAAGGTTTTTAAAAAATGGAGTTAATTATCCAGGTAACGAACACTGTGGTGCTTTTGGTTGTGATCCATATGATATATCAGGGACAGTAGATAAAAGAGGTTCTAATGGATCTTTACACGGTTTAACTAAGTTTAGCATGGAAGAGGTTCCAGCAAATCATTTTTTCTTAGAATACATAGCTAGACCACAAACTGCTGAGATATTTTTTGAAGATGTATTAATGGCTTGCGTGTTTTACGGCATGCCAATATTAGCTGAAAACAATAAGCCAAGATTACTTTATTATTTTAAACGTAGAGGTTATAGAGGTTTTGCTATGAATAGACCAGATAAAAAAAGAAACAAACTATCTGTAACAGAAAGAGAAATAGGTGGTATACCTAACTCAAGCGAAGATATTAAACAAGCACACGCTTCTGCTATAGAAACTTACATAGAGCATTTTGTTGGATTAAAAGAAACTGGATATGGTGATATGTATTTTCAACGAACCTTAGAAGATTGGTCTAAATTTAATATAAACAACAGAACGTCTCATGATGCTTCTATTAGTTCTGGCTTAGCTTTAATGGCTTGTAACAAACATAGGTATTCACCGACAAATAGAAAAGAATTAAAACCAGTTGATTTAGGTATTAAAAAATACGACAACAAAGGAGCTATATCAAAAATTTTAAATTAATGAATATATATACTAACACGAGAACTTCATTTCCTAGCCAAGTGGTTAGCGACGCAGAAAAAGCCAGTATTGAGTATGGTAAACAAGTCGCACAAGCAATAGAAGGCGAATGGTTTTCTCAAGGTAGAACAACTGGAAATAGATATTTAACAGCTTGGAATAATTTTCATAATCTAAGATTATACGCTAGAGGAGAGCAGTCTATACAAAAATATAAAGATGAATTGTCTATTAATGGTGATTTGTCTTATCTTAATTTAGACTGGCAACCAGTACCTATATTATCAAAATTTGTTGATATAGTTGTAAATGGAATATCTGCTAGAACATACGATATAAAAGCTTACGCTCAAGATCCTGACTCTATAAAGAAAAGAACAGCTTATGCTTCTAAGATATATGAAGACATGCTGGCTAAAGATTATCTAGATGGATTAAAAGAAACATTAGGTATAGATTTGTATCAAGTTCCTAATCCAGATCAACTACCAGAAAGTGAAGAAGAGTTAGAATTACATATGCAGCTTAGTTATAAGCAGTCTATAGAAATAGCAGAAGAAGAAGCTATATCTTCTGTAATGGCTCAAAATAAATATGATTTAATAAAACGTAGATTAAACATGGACTTAACAGTTTGTGGTATTTCTGCAGCTAAAACAAATTTTAACTTAGCTAATGGAATAACTATAGACTATGTTGATCCTGCTTACATGGTTTATTCATATACTGAAGATCCTAATTTTGAAGACATATACTACGTTGGCGAAATAAAAGCTATAACAATACCGGAACTTAAAAAAGAGTTTCCAGACTTATCTAATAAAGAGTTAGAACGTATACAAAATATGCCAGGTAATAGATCTTATATAACCGGATGGGGAGATTATGATGATAATACGGTTCAAGTTCTTTATTTTGATTATAAGACTTACCATAATCAAGTTTTTAAAATTAAACAAACAGATCAAGGCTTAATAAAAGCTATTGAAAAAGATGATAGTTTTAATCCACCTGAAAACGAAAGCTTTGAAAGAGTATCAAGATCAATCGAAGTTTTATACAGCGGAGCTAAAGTGCTAGGTACTGATACTATGTTAAAGTGGGAATTAGCTGAGAACATGTCAAGACCTTATGCTGATACTACTAAAGTAAAAATGAACTACTCTATATGTGCGCCTAGAATATACAAAGGTAGAATAGAATCACTAGTTAGCAAGTGTATAGGTTTTGCAGATATGATTCAATTAACTCATTTAAAGTTACAGCAGGTTATGTCTAGAATAGTGCCTGATGGTGTTTACTTAGATATGGATGGTTTAGCTGAAGTTGATTTAGGTAACGGTACAAACTATAATCCAGCAGAAGCATTAAATATGTATTTCCAAACTGGTAGTATTGTTGGTAGATCACTCACGCAAGACGGTGATATGAATCCTGGAAAAGTACCAATTCAAGAACTAAACTCTAGTTCTGGTCAAGGCAAAATACAAAGCTTAATACAGACGTATCAATATTATTTACAGATGATACGCGACGTAACCGGACTTAATGAAGCTAGAGATGGTAGTACTCCAGACAAAAGCACTTTAGTAGGATTACAAAAAATGGCCGCTAACGCGTCCAATGTAGCTACTAGACATATAAAGCAAGCTGGTTCTTATTTAACGCTTAGAATTGCAGAGAACATAGCGCTGAAAGTGGCAGATGCTTTAGAGTTTCCACTAACAGCTGAATCACTAGTTAATTCTATAAGTGACTATAATGTAAACACTCTAAAAGAAGTTGTTAATTTAAATCTTCATGATTTTGGAATATTCTTAGAGTTAGAACCAGACGAAGAAGAAAAACAACAGTTAGAACAAAACATACAAGTTGCTTTACAACAAGGTGGTATTGACTTAGAAGACGCTATTGATTTAAGGCAAATAAAAAATCTTAAATTAGCTAACCAGCTTCTAAAAGTAAAACGTAAACAAAAAGCTGTTAAAGAACAAGAGAACGCTCAAGCTAATATAGTAGCTCAAAGTGAAGCTCAAGCTGCTGCTAATGAAAAAATAGCAATGAACGAGGTTCAAAAGCAAGAAGCTATTAGTGGTTCTAAGGTTCAATACGAGCAGTCAAGAACTCAAATGGAAATTCAAAAAATGCAAACTCAAGCTCAGCTTGATATGCAGAAGATGCAAATGCAGCATCAATTTGACGTTGAATTAGCTAAGATGCAACTTCAACAACAACAAGAAAAACAAAAACAGCAAGAAGAAGCTAAAGACAAGCGTATACAAATGGAAGGTACGCAACAAAGTAAAATGATAGAACAAAGAAAAAACAATGGACTACCTATAGACTTTGAAAGCCAAGGTGCATCAAGTGAGCCATCTGTGGCGCAGAGTGAGCAACAAGCTTAAATTTATTAATTATTTAATTATATTATATTATGTCAGAAATCAAAACAAATGAACCTGTTAAGCAGGAAGGTGAATTCAAAATAAAAAAGAAAACGCCTAAAAACCTAGTAGAAAAAGATCAAATTAAACCTATAAAAGTAGATCTAAATAAAGATCCAAACGTTAATATAGAAAAGCCAATAAAGGTAGAAATAAAAAAAGAAGACGATGCCATTCAAATCGGAGAAACAAAGAAGGTATCTGTGGAAGAACCATCCGGAGATAGCGCAAAGGTGGGAGAACCTGTACAAGAGTCCGACGAGACTACTGAAGGGTTTTCTCCGATCAAAGAAGTAACTGATGAAGTTAAAGAAATTGAACAAGAAGTAAAAGAAGCTGTAAGAGATGAAAAGGTAATAGGTAAACCTTTACCAGAAAACATTGAAAAGCTAGTTTCTTTTATGGAAGACACTGGTGGAACTATAGAAGATTACACTAGATTAAACGCTGATTACACAAGCGTAGATGACAATACTTTATTAAAAGAGTATTATAAAAAATCTAAACCACATTTAGATTTAGAAGAAATTAATTTCATAATGGAAGAAAACTTTGATTATGATATAGATATTGACGAAGAGCGAGAAGTCAAAAAAAAGAAACTCGCTAAAAAAGAAGAGGTTGCAAAAGCTAAAAACTTTTTAGAGGAAACGAAAAAGAAATATTACGACGAAATCAAGTTGAGACCCGGCGTAACTCAGGACCAACAAAAAGCTATGGATTTTTTCAACCGATATAATAAGGAGCAAGAAATAGCTACACAACAACACGATTTATTTAAACAAAAAACTAAAAATTTATTTAATGACGATTTCGAAGGTTTCGATATTAAAGTTGGAGATAAAAGATATAAGTATAATGTCGTTAATCGTGATAAAGTAGCCGAAAGCCAATCTAACATAACAAACCTTGTCGGGAAGTTCCTAGACAGCGAAGGTAATGTGGAAGATGCTAAAGGTTATCATAAAGCTATTTATGCTGCTGAAAACGTAGATAAGATTGCCGCTCATTTTTATGAGCAAGGAAAAGCAGATGCTGTAAAGGAAGTTGTAAACAAATCAAAAAATCTAAGTGATACTGAAGGTAGAAAATCACAAGGAGATGTATTTGTTGGCGGAATGAAAGTAAAAGCTATTTCTGGTGCAGACTCTACAAAACTTAAAATTAAAACAAAAAGGTTTAACTAATTAAAATTAACAAATTATGAGTTTATCTCCACAATTTGGTAGTATTGTACCTTCGCAAATCCAACAAACTTTAGCTAACAATTATTTAGCTTTTGATGGTGGTGCTAATGATTTTGCGCAACAATATTTACCAGAAATTTACGAACAAGAAGTAGAGCGTTATGGAAACAGAACGTTATCTGGCTTCTTAAGAATGGTTGGCGCTGAAATGCCAATGACATCTGATCAAATAATTTGGTCTGAACAAAATAGATTACATGTATCATACGACGGATGTGCGCAAGCAAACGTTGGTGGTTTAAACAACGGTAGTAAAATAACAATCGGCGGTGGCGCTACAGCGTTTAACGTTATGAGTGTAAATGACACAATTGTAGTTCTTGATCCAGCTACTGGATTAGAAGCAAAGTGTATTGTTATGGTTAGTACTGCTGGTGCTGGTGGTGCTGGAAACGTAGATGTACAATGTTTAAATCCTGCTACTAGTTTAACCACTCAAGGTTTCTCTGCAACTGGATTAAAGATATTTGTATACGGTTCTGCTTATACTAAAGGAACAAGCTTAGGTGCTGGAGCTGCTGGAACTAATTCAGCTGCAAGAACTTCTATTACTCCTTCTTTCACACAATTTTCTAACTCACCTCTTATTTTGAGAGATCAATTCCAAATAAATGGATCTGATATGGCTCAAATTGGATGGGTTGAAGTTGCAACTGAAGATGGTGCTTCTGGTTTTTTATGGTACTTAAAAGCTGAGTCTGAAACAAGACTACGTTTTGAAGATTACCTAGAAATGGCTATGGTAGAAAGTGAGTTAAATGCTCATGCTGCAGGAAATGTTGCATATCAAGCTGGACGTTTACCAGGATCTGAAGGTTTATTTGCTGCTATCAGAAACAGAGGAAATGTAGAAGTAGGATTTACTGCTGCTGCTGGATTAGATGAATTTGATGCAATTCTTAAAAACTTAGATACTCAAGGTGCTATTGAAGAAAACATGCTTTTCTTACAGAGACAAACTGCTCTTGATTTTGATGATATGCTAGCAAGCATTTCTGGCGGATTCGCTGGAGGAACTGCTTTTGGTTTATTTGAAAACTCAGAAGAAATGGCTCTTAACCTTGGATTCTCAGGATTTAGAAGAGGTTCTTATGACTTTTACAAAACTGATTGGAAATACTTAAATGACGCTTCTACTCGTGGAGGTATTGTTGGTGTTAATTCAATTGAAGGTGTATTAGTACCTGCTGGAACTTCTACTGTTTATGATCAAGTACTTGGTACAAACATCAGACGACCATTTTTACACGTGCGTTATAGAGCTTCACAAGCTGATGACAGACGTATGAAATCTTGGTTAACTGGTTCTGCTGGTGGTGCTTTCACTTCAGATTTAGATGCGATGCAAATCAACTTCTTATCTGAAAGATGTTTAGTAACTCAAGCTGCTAATAACTTTGTATTATTCCAAGGATTGTAAAATCCATTAATGTAATTCTTACCCTCGTTAAATTAACGGGGGTAATTATTACTTTTATAACTATTTAATTATATTATATTATGTCAAAAATAAAAGAAAACCCAGTTAAAGAAACCTGGGAAATCAAAGATAGAGTTTACTATCTAAAACAAAATAAAAGTCCATTAACATTAACAATACCAGGAAAGCATACAAGAAAACATGCTTTATTGTATTTTGATGAAACAACTGGACAACAAAGAGAATTAAGATACGCTACAAATCAAGGATCTCCTTTTGTAGACGAACAAAAAGGTGAAGCTACAATGGGTCACATAATGTTTAGAGATGGCACGTTAACTGTTAATAAAAACGATGTTGCATTGCAAAAGTTACTTTCTTTATATCACCCTTTAAGGAATAAATTATATGAAGAGTTTAGCGCTGTCACTGAAGCTGAAGATGATTTAGATGTTATAAATTTAGAAATAGATGCTATGACGGCTGCTAGATCTATAGACATTGATCAAGCAGAGGCAATATTAAGAGTTGAAAAAGGATCAGTTGTAAACACGATGAGCTCTAAAGAATTAAAAAGAGACTTATTATTATTTGCTAAAAACAATCCTAAAATGTTTATATCGTTAGCTAAAGATGATAATGTTCAACTTAGAAACTTTGCAATAAAAGCTCAAGAAGCTGGAATTATAAAACTATCTCAAGATCAAAGAACATTTACATGGGGATCAAATGATAGAAAATTAATGAACGTACCTTTTGATGAAAATCCATATTCAGCATTTGCTGCTTTCTTAAAAACAGATGAAGGTGTTGAAATCTATAAATCTATAGATAAAAAACTAAAATAACAAGTGATACTATATATAGGCGGATTCGTCCGCCTTTTTAGTATATAAAAAATTAATAATGGTAAACGTAAATACAGTATATACAACAGTCTTGTCTATTTTGAACAAAGAACAAAGAGGTTATGTTACGCCAGATGAGTTTAATAGGTTAGCTGCTCAGGTTCAATTAGAAATATTTGAATCTTACTTTCCTGACGGAACACAATTAAACCGTCAAAATCAAAACAATACACAAAACGATACAGAGTTTTTCAATATATTTAAAAACCAAGAAGAAAAACTTTATGAATTTCAAAAAGAAATTAACTTTTCTTTAAATGCTCAAACACTATTGTGGTATCAAACCGCGGCAGTTAATTCAACAGATTATGTTGCTTCTATATATTGGATGGGTGACATATTATCAACATATAATTCTTCTTTAGTAGGAAACACTGACCCTAGACCTTCTTCTTCAGGCGGTCAATTTGTTACTCAATTAGTAAGCAAGAGAGATTATAATAAAATTACAAGATCTAGACTTACTGCTCCTACGTATCAATTTCCTATAGCATTTGCTAACACATCAACAGTTGCAAATTTTGACAATGTTGGTTTAACAATATTACCAACTCCAAACGCGGTTAATGTAAACTGCGTTGTTATGCCTAGAGTTCCTTCTTGGAGCTTTAACGTTGGACAAGCTGGTCAATATATTTTTAATCCAGGTAGCGCCGTAAATTTTCAGCTTCACATTTCTGAACAAACTAATATTATAATAGGAATATTGAAATATGCAGGTGTTATTATAAACGACCCTACGATAATAGATGTAGCTGCTCAAGAAGCGGCTCAAGTACAAGCTAACGAAAAATCTTAAATAAATGAGTTTAGTAACAGAAACAAATCAACAATACTACCAAGGCGCGCAGGGCTTTAGAGGTACCACACTAGCTGATGGCAGTTTACAAAGTACTTTTATAACTACTTTTGATACAGATTTAGTTTTTGGAGGCACAGACTCTAGTGGTGTAGAATCTTGGAATCCAGCTAGTATCAACTATGCTTTAAATAATTTTAAGATATACACGAGCACTGACGCTGTTCCAGGAAATTGGCAAGAATACATATTAGCTTATAGTGTTGTAGGTAATTCTATAACTTTTACAAATCCTCCAGCTGCAAATTTATATATAGTTGTTCAATTAAAAAGGCTAGATGGTGGTCAATACGCTAGCACTATAGCGGAAGAAGCATTAGGTGATGCAGTTGAAGAAAACTATGGGACTTATCAATATGTTAAATTATCTGATATTATAGACAATTACATGGTTGGTTACGTTGGTGATGGTAAAATAATACAACAAGCTAAAAAATCAGATGTATTGTTTTTTGCAAAAAGATCTTTGCAAGAATTTAGTTATGATACTTTAAAGAGTATTAAATCTCAAGAATTAACAATACCTGAAAGCTTACAATTGATAATGCCTCAAGACTATGTTAATTATGTATCTTTGTCTTGGATAGACAACTTAGGCGTGAAAAGACCTATATATCCAAATAATAATTTAACGACTAATCCTTATTCTAAATTACTACAAGACAATAAAGGAATACCTACGCAAGATAATTTTGGGGAAGACTTAGAAGGAACTTCATTAACAGTAGAAAGATGGAGAGATGCAAATGACAAACTAATAAACAATCAAGCTTATAATCAATTTTGGGACGATGCAGCTTACGGTTTGTATGCTGATGGTTTTTATGGATCTGGTCCTTGGAATTGGGGTAGACTATATGGTCTTGACCCACAAAAATCACAAGTAAACGGTTGGTTTGGAATAAATGAAAGAGATGGTATGTTTACTTTTTCTAGCAACTTAGTAGACAGACTTATAGTTTTAGAATACATATCTGATGGCTTAGCTTATGATCTAGATACTAGAGTTCCAAAGCTTGCTGAAGAGGCGATGTACATGAGTATATCATATAATTTACTAGCTAATAGAGCCAATACATCAGAAGGCATAATAGCTAGATTTAAGAAAGATAGAAGAGCAGCTCTTCGAAACGCTAAGATAAGATTATCTAATATTAAACTTGAAGAAATAGTACAAGTTATGAGAGGTAAATCTAAATGGTTAAAACACTAAAATTTAATGGCTAAAGTTCAAAATACTTTTTTAAAGTCCAAGATGAATAAAGACTTGGACGCTCGTATATTACCAGAAGGTGAGTACAGAGATGCTAGAAACGCACAAATAAGTAAGTCTGAAAGTTCTCAAGTTGGAAACTTAGAAAACACTTTAGGTAATCATTCTATACAAAATTATCAAACGTTAACTCAAAGCACAAACATAAAATGTATAGGACATTTTTCAGATGAAATAAACTCTACAGTTTATTTGTTTTTTACTGATTATATTGATTCTTTTCCAAACAGATTTATATATAATCCTCAAGCTAAAAACTTTATAATATCTACAAATGTTTTAACTAATCAGTCTAATATATTAGTTCAAGGTGCTTTTTTAAATTTTTCTCAAACAAATATTATAACTGGAGTTAATATACTAGAAGATCTATTATTTTTTACTGATGATAGAAATCAACCTAGAGTAATAAATACTTTATTAGCAAACCCAGATCCTACTAATATATTTCCTACTTATTATTCAACTGAAGATCAAATATCAGTAGCTAAATATAACCCATATAGTTGCATGGAAATGTTTCAAAAAAGCACTTTAGATCCAGGCTCTTATGAAACTACTATGAAAGATGTTAGTAGTAAATTTTTACCTAACGGAGGCCAAGCTACAACTACTAGTAATCAAACAGGCGCTACTATAAATGTAGCTCTTAATATAATAGGTCAAGTTAATACAGCAACGTCTCCTTGGGGATCTGCAAATGTTTCATTGTTTGATTCATTTGATAACACCTTAATACCTACTGGAGCAACAGTAAACAGCATCACTTTAGATACAAGCACGTCACCAAACAGTTATAACATTGCATTAGACACTAGTATAACAACTACTTCAACAAGAAACACATTGGTGTTTGAACCAAATCCGTATTTTAACGGAGCTTTTGGTGGAGATGCAGATTACTTAGAAAGTATATTTCCAAGGTTTAGCTATAGATTTAAATTTACGGACAATACATATTCTATATTTGCACCTTTTACTCAAATAGCATTCATACCTAAGCAAGATGGTTATTTTATGTTTGCTGAAAATCCTGATCAAGAAAAAGACGATCAAAACGAAGCTTATAGAAGTACAATAGTTTATTTTGTAGAAAACAAAGTAAACAATATTGGTTTAAGAATACCATTACCTTTTAATAACTATACTTTATCAAATGCTTTAAAAATAGAAGAGATAGATATACTGTATAAAGAATCTGATGGCATTGCTGTTAGAGTTGTAGAAACTGTACCAATAGGCAGAGTTCAAAGTCAATCAGGTGTTTGTTTAACTAATGGTGCTCAAACACCAGGAGCTTCGGGTAATAATATAGCAATAGATAGTCTTCAAGGCGGCATAACAATAGGTGATCCAATAACAGGTCCAGGTATTAATGATGGAACTACAATTTTAAGTTTTACACCTACAGACCCTAGTAACGCTGTGTCTGGAAACATAACTGTAAGCTCAACTGTTCCTCAATTAGATGACAATGTTTTATTAACAATAGGTAGTCCAAACTTTTTTGTTTATGATTACACATCTACAAAACCTACAAAAACTTTACCTGAATCTAATTTAGTTAGAGTTTTTGATAAAATACCAGTAAGAGCTAAGGCTCAAGAAGTTACTGGTAATAGAGTTATATATGGTAATTTTTTAAATAAAATTGATCCACCTGCTTTTTTAAACTATAATGTAGCTTCTACTGTTAAACCCGAGTTTGCAATAAACGAAATAACAGCGGCTTACGCTGGAGCAGCGGCAACGTATACAGCTTTTGTAGATACTATAGCTATAAATGTATCAAAATCAGACTCACCATGGTACGTTGGGTATACTATAACTTCTAATACATACGGAGTTATAATTCCTCCAGGCACGCAAATAGCTAGCACAGATAGTAATACTACAGGTGCAGCTAATATAACTTTAACTGAAACAGTTACTTTTCCAGCAGGCACACCTATAAACGTTGTTTTAATAATGGAACCTGGAGCTGATACAGAAAACTCAGAATCTATTATAGAATACCCAAATCACTCTGTTAAAACAAATAGAAATTATCAAATTGGTTTTGTATTATCAGATAGATACGGAAGACAATCAAGCGTTATACTGTCTAATAATGAAACTAAAATAAAAGTTGCTGGAGTAGAATACTCAGGCTCTACTTTATTTTCTCCATATATAGATGAAAGTGTAAATACAACTTCTTGGCCAGGTAATTCTTTAAAAGTTTTAATGAATGAACCTATTAATGAAAATTTATATAATGGAGATGTAACAAGTGCGGATTATAATCCTTTAGGTTGGTATTCATATAAAATAGTCGTAAAGCAAACAGAACAGGAATATTACAATGTTTATCTTCCTGGTATTATGGCTTCTTATCCTGAGGATCGAACTCTTGAAATTGGTCAAACATCTCATATTGTTTTAATAAATGATAATATAAATAAAATTCCAAGAGATTTAACAGAGGTTGGTCCTGATCAAAAACAATTTAGAAGCTCTGTTCAATTATTTGGTAGAGTTCAAAACATAACAACAGCTACTACGCCTATTTCTGGAAACACTAACACACAGTATTATCCAGGAACTAATTCAGATACTGTTTCAATAATTTCTACTGTTAATGATTTATTTGATTACAATCCTATAAACCCAAATCAACCAAATTATTTTCCTCAGTTTTATTCTTTAGATTCAAATCCTTTAGTAGCTAGAATATCGACAGAAGCTCAAATAGGACAAATAGCAACAACTGGTCAAACATATAACTACATACCAGCTGCTGGTACTATAGTAAACCCTCCTAACACACTGATGATGGTATCCTGGAAATCCTGTTGTTCCACTAGTACCAACAAATCAAATACTTATAACAAACGTAGCTAGCCAAGCACCTATTACGCTAAATAGTCTTGTAAATTATTTAGTAACAGGTCAAGGCGTGCCAGAAGGAACGTATGTAAGTGGCAATAATGCAGCAGCCGCAGATGGTAGTGTAAATAATATAACCTTAGTTAACAGCGCTAATGTTTCTGTTTTTGTAAATTTAACAGATGGAATAGAAGTGGTCTTTACACCGGCGTCAGCTACAACAGATTTATTAACACCAGGTATTCAGTATTTAGCTGTTTACGAAACAGAAGCTGTAAAGAGTGCTATTGATATATTTTGGGAATCATCTTCAACTGGTTTAATAGGTGATCTTAACGCAGCTATACTAAACAATCAAGATCAACCTGCTGGGTCAAACATATCTTGGAATCCAAGTGAGTTTAATGAAGGTTTAGCCGCACAAGGCAGCATATTAAACGGTAACGGATTTAACATAGTAGATAATTTTGGACAAACAATAACTATAGATCCATCAACTGACACTGTAGAATTTGGAGCACCTAACAATTTACCTGCAATAACAGATGGCTACGGAAATGACTGTAATGGATCTCCTTCTACAAGCACAACCGAAGTTAGAGATTATTTTAGACTAGTACCGCAATCAAGCACAGGTCCTTGGCAGGTTAGAACAACATCTCAAACAGATGGTTTAGCAGAAAGTGTAAATTATTTTGATAATATTTTTTACATGTATGATGATAACGAAGCTCTAAGGCAGTTTAATTTTAATTTTAAAATAACAGTAGGTGGTCAAGTTAATTACATAACAAATGTTCAAGCTAATCTTCAGAATGTAGCGCCTGAATACTACAAAATAACAGCTAAAAATACTGTTAATGCTGGTGATGTAACATATGGTCCAGGTGGAACTCTTCCACTTCAAGAATTTATACCTGTAAGAACTAGAAAAAATGATGGAGATATCGCGATCATAAACTTTAGTAACGGTTCAGCTAACAAAAATGACTCGCTAAGTAGTGGAGCTTTATCTGTTAAAGATCTACAAATAATTAATTCTTTTGGTGATAATTTTAGCGTTTATGATCAAAGAATAGGTAGTCCAAATGGACAACCAGCTGAGGTGTTATTTATGGGTGATACAGAACCTATATTTGCTATTCAAGAAGAATCTAGTAGTAGTGAAGCAGGGACTCTGCAAGTAAAACTAATAAATCAATTTGCAAATAATGAACAAGCGAACGTGCCTGCCGCTCTTTATTTTGTAACAGTACTTATACAAGATGGTCAAACTACTGTTGAACAAAAGTTTGAAATTGATATGAGACTAGAGCTCAACAACAATAATTTTTTAAATAAATTTCAAAGATCTAAAGACTTTGGTGCAGCCGATGTTCAAGGTCAATTTAACGCAGTACCGACCCCTGATTCGATTACTAAATATGGGCAATGTGGTACAAACGATTTTTATATTTACGGGGAAAGCAGTAAAGACTGGAAATCTCATAATATGACATTAATAAATATACCTTCAACAACACCGGGTATAGGGAATGATGAAATTGGTTATTATATATATGCCGCTGGATTCTTTAAAAACCACAATCCAGTGTTATCACAAGGTTGCACGGAAGAATATTCTCCTAGCGTAGACTTAGTTACTTACGCTCAAAACGCTAATGAAGTTTTTAACAACACTATAACAATTCCATTTAATACTCCAAATATATGGGGTCACAAGGTTCAAAAACAAAAATCTTTTGTTACAAGTGAAAATTGGCAGCTACCGCCTTATTGTCATGGTAAAGGAAAAGTAGTTGGAACTAACATTAATGTTGATGGTATTACATATAATTATGAAATAGAACCAGTTGGATCAGAAACAACTCAAAATGACATAAGCGCGTGTATGTTGTTTTTTAAAAATTCCTGGAATAATGGAACCGCTGACGCAGGAGAGCATGTTAGGCAAGGAAGAAAAGCTAATACAATAAATACAGGGGATGCTTCTAATAGAATCGCCGCAGCTGTTAATTTAAACAACGGAAACGTAGCTATTAAATTTTCACCAAATACTTATGATAATATCTCTTTACAATTAAATGATCACATATATACATATGGCGGTGGTTTTAATGAGACAACAAGTCCTTGGTTTTTTTCCCCAGGCATAGACTCTGATTCTGTAATGAAAGTGTGGGCGATGTGGATATACAGCGAATGGCTTCCACCGTATTGGGAAAATTCAGATAGAAATTTTTCAAGATGGTCTCCAGCGTGGGAGCCATATACTGGCCCTAACACAACGGGTGAACCCGTACCTAATTTTCCTTTAGTTATAGCTGCGTTTTCTCAAGAAGACTGGATGTCTCAGGTTAATTCTAGTTCTACACAAGAACAATGCGCTTCAGCTCCTATATATGTTAATCAAAACTACGAGGTTACAGAGGCTAACAACTATCTTTATTCAATACAGTAATTTAAATATAAAACAAGTAATAATTAATTATGGCAGGTGCAGTAATAGAAGTAAAATACTTTAATACCTTTTTGCTTAAAAAAGTAAACGATTCATCAAATAAAGTTGTTTGGAACGGTTCTAGAGGTATCCCAAAAGATATTGGAGGTTATCCTGCTATAACTGGATTAAACAATGACGATACTTGGGCTATTGAAGAATCAAGAATTAGAGGTGGGTATAATAATACTTCTGTTGATTTTGGAGCAAAAGCTTACTTAGTTGAAGACGAACCTAACGGCACAAGAAGGTTTAATACTTTAATATACTCTGGAATATTTAATTCAAGAACAGGTATAAACAATACAAATGTTTTTTCTGTAGCAGACGATATAACTAAATCAGCTGATCCAGCTAATGGTTCAATACAAAAACTATACGCTGAGGATACTAATTTAACTATATTTCAAGAGTTAAAATGCTCAAGAGCTTTAATAGATAAAGATGCTATATACTCTGCAGAAGGCGGTGGTGCTGTGACAGCTAGTAATTTAGTTATTGGTGTTATTCAACCAATAGCTGGAAAATATGGAATATCTAAAAATCCAGAAAGTTTTGCTGTTTATGGTAATAGAAAATATTTTTCTGATGAAAACAACAATGTAATACTTAGACTTGCTGGTGGTATAGAAGAAATATCTTCTAATGGCATGAAAGACTTTTTTAGAGACGAGATAAATAAAATAAATTCAGCTGGAGCATTAGGCAATATAATTGGAGCCTATGATATATACGGAAGCGAATATGTTATATCTCTACAAACACCTTCTTCTTTAAGAACTGTTTCTTTTGATCCAACTCAGACTAATAATCCTGATTTATACAAGACTTTAAACTTTGACGAAAGATCTAGAGGTTGGGTTAGCTTTTTTGACTACAAGCCAGATCAAATGTTTAGTTTAAGAAATAATTTTTATTCTGTTAAATCTACGCCAGGGCGTGGAACTGTTGCTAGTAGTGGAACCGGTTTTACTTTTGTTTTAAACAATGTAAGTGGATTTATACAACAACACTCTACTGTAACAGGTACTGGTATTCCTGCTGGAACCACAGTAACTAGTTTTGTTTCTGCAACAAATACTGTGACCATCAGCATTGGAGCTACGCTGTCAGCTGGAACAATACTTAGATTTAGTAGCGTGCCACAGTTATGGAGACATTATGATAGTAGTGTTAATAGAAGTAATTTTTATGGTGTAGATTATCCAAGTACTATTACTTTTATTTTTAATCCAAACGCAACTAATTCTAAAAGTTTTAAAACAATAGGTTACGAAGGAAGTAATGGTTGGCAAGTTAATAGTTTTTCTTCTGATAGCACAGGTGCTAGACTAACAGCAGCTGGCGCTGGTTATAATTCTTCTGAAGATAGTACTAGTAGAAATGTTTCTGGTATTGGTGAAGTAACAACAGTAAGCTATAACGATGGAGAATATATTTTAACCGAAGGTCAAGGTTCTGTTGCTTTAAATACTACAACCACAAACGTAGTTTTAGAATTAAGCACTGTTAATGGATATATAAATGTTGGTGATATTGTTACTGGATCTTCTTTGCAATCGCAGAGAACAGTAGTTTCCTATAATAGCAACACAGGAGCTTTAGTATTAAATCAATTGACTACTTTAAGCGCTGGAGATATTTTGTATTTTAACGGTGTAGCTTATAGAAATAATTACTTATCTGTATTTGGTACTGTAAACCCTCCATTTCCAAAACATTATTCAGGTTTTAATTTAAAAGAGAATAAATACGTTGCTAATTTACTTAACTTTTCTAGTCCTAATAATAAAGAAATTTTATATGGTCAATCTATTAGCGGTGTAAAAGGTTTCTATGCAACAGTAAAAATGTCTACAGATTTAACTACTGATTTTGGAGGTGAAAAAACATTATTTTCTGTTGAGAGTGCATACGACATGAATAACGGATATTAAATTAAATTAAATGAGCAATACCTTAATAAAACAAGAGCAAACATTAGAACAGATAAAACATATAGAGCGTTTTAGAGAGTTAATAATGGACTTTGAAGATAAACTATTAGATTTACCAGACTCTTATGGTGATCCTGAAAAGCCGGGTCAAGATAAAATGGCTAATACAATAAATCCACTTAAGCATACGTTTGCAGACGGACTATATATTAGAGAGATATTTATGCCTAAAGGTCAAATAATCTCTACTGGTATACACAAAAAAGAGCACCCGTATTTTGTTTTAAAAGGCGATATATCTGTATTAACAGATAAAGGTATTAAACGCATAAAAGCACCTTTCAACGGAATAACAAAACCAGGAACAAAAAGATTGATATACATGCATGAAGACAGTATTTGGATAACTGTACATGCTACAGATAAGTCTACGCCTGAAGATGTATTAAATGAAGTCGTAGCTAAAGACTTTGATGATCCAGACATTAGCATTGAAAGCATGATAAAAAAATTAAAATTAAAAAATAAATAATATGACTGTAGTAGCAGCCGGCGTTGGCGCGGCAGTAAGTATCGGAGGCGGTATTTTCGGCTCAAGTGCGGCTCGAAGAGCAGCTCGTAGAGCTAGAAGAAAAGCTAGAAAATTAGAAAAAAAATTATCTCAGCTAGAAGCAAATCGCCAAGAAATTATAAATCCCTATGAAGGAGTTACGAGTTTAAGCGCTATGCTTAGTAATCCATTTGAAAAATTAACTGTAGCCACTAAAGCTACTGAAATGCAAATGGAGCAAACTGATATTGCTTTAGCTAATACTTTAGACACTTTAAGAGCCACTGGAGCTTCCGCTGGGGGAGCAACAGCATTAGCACAAGCTGCTCTTCAAAGCAAAAAAGGTATTGCAGCTGATATAGAAAGACAAGAGTCTAGTAACAACCAGCAGCGATTATCTGGAGAGCAAAGACTTCAAGCTCAAAAAATGGCTGAAGAGCAAAGAATGCAGCAGGCGGATGTTGCTGGAAAACAGTTTGTGTTTTCAAACACAGAAAGAAGAGAACAACAACAGCTTGACAGGGTTTCTAATCAAATATCTGCGCTAAGAGGTCAAGCAGCTGCAGCTCAAAGAGATTCAACAGCAGCCATAACAGGAGCAATAGGTTCTGTCGCTGGTATAGCTGGAGGTTTAGGCGGTAAACTAGGTTAGTAAATAAAAACATAAAATGGAAAACAAAAACACGTTATATAATCTTTCTTTAAAACAAACTAATAAAAGTAATGCTTTAGCTTATGATAAAAACTATGTGGCTTCAAACATTGACACTACGTTTGGTATATTAGACGGAGCTTATGCTAACACAGGTGTTGCATACGCTAAATTTAAAATGGCTGTAGATTCAGGTAAATGTGTTAGTGAAAACTGTGATTATGAACATAAGCAACTTAAAATTCTAGAAGCAGCTCCTAAAAAATCTCTACAGTTTATACAAACACTTGTTGATCAACTAGCTACGACCGACGATACATATTATGATGTTAATAATAACTATGTTTATTTAGTAGCTAATTCTATAATGACAAACAAACCTGGTTTTTCTAAAACAGAGGGATACAATGTTTATTTAAATCTAATTGACGATGGCTCTCAAAGTATAACTTTTGAAGGTCCTCTTTTTCCAACTCCGCTAGTTATAAATAGTAACACTTTATTAGCTTTAATAGGCGCAGGTACAGATCTTGTAGCAACAACTCCAGACATAAATAAAGACATGTTGAAATTGTTAACAGACGTCGGTGTTATGGCGGAAGGAGCAGCAGATGAAGAAGGTAACTTACTACCTGGAGCTACAATAGATGATGAGTTTGTATTGAAAAATTCTGATGGTTCTTATGATTATGAAATAATAGATATAGGAATGGGTAAAGGTAGAAACATACTTAAGTTTGATTTAGATAAAATTAAGAAAAAAGTAAAACCTTTTATAAACGCTGAGGTTGCTGGTCTATTACAGCAAGAACAAGAAGTTGTAGCTGCATGGAATGTGTTTATATCTAAAGGTTCTAGTGTTGAAGAAGATGATCAGATGGCTCAGAACGCTAACGCTGGATCTACTTCTTGGTCTTACGAAAAGCATTTGCCATTAGACCAAAAAAGAAAACAATTATTTGAAGAAAAATACACAGAATATTTTATGAATAATTATTTAAAACAATTTATAACTCAAAAATTACCAACAGTAGAGCAAGATGCTGCTGTGTTTGATTTAGAACAAGCAAAACAAGCTAAGTCTGATAAGTTTCTACAAGATAACAAATTAAATTAATTCAAATGACAGTAGGTGAATATGCTAGATCTTTAGTTGATCAAAATTACTCTCAGACAGAAATGTACGATATGGTTTTAGCTTTTAAGGCTAAACAAAAACAAGAGAAGAAAACTGAAGTTGTAGCTGAGCAAGTAAAGAACACCGACTCCACGCCGCAGGATCCGAACGTAGAGTCAACAAACAATACAGGATCCGAATCGGAAAATGGACAATCACAGCCTCAAGAGCTTGAAATAATTACTGATAAAGAACAAGCTTTAAATGCTAAGCCTGGTCAAGTTTACAGTGATCATGGTTATGAGTACAAGTATGAAGTAAACGAAGAAGGTAAAGGCGATTATTATACTAAAAAACCAGATGACACTGATTGGATTAAAGCTAAAGGAATAGCTCAAGCTTCAATAGCTAGTCAATTTGGTCATAGTGATTTTGACAAAGAAAGTTATTTTAAAGCTAAATATGCTAGACAAGAGCGAGAAGAAGCTCTAAAATTAGCTAATGCCAAACAAATTAAAGAAGCTGAGAGGTTACAAAAAGAAATAGACGAATCAATACCTTTAGTTAATGAAGTTGAATCAGAAATTGACTACGTAAACACTGTGGATAAGTGGAGTCAATTAGAAAATATAAAAGCAGACAAAAATAAAACAAGGAAAAACACTTCAACTGATAGAGAGTTGAAACAGGGCATTGTTAAAGGAGAAGACGTATTAGGTGATGGAACTCTTGATTTAGATGATTTTAATGGAGATGAAAAGCAGTTTGAAGATTACAAAAAATACAAAGATATTACAAACAGATTAGCTGTTAATAAAAATTACAAAAATCAATACGGATCAGGCAGGGATAGAATTAAAAGACAAGACGGTGAATCTATTGAAGAATTAAAAGAAAGACTTAAAAAAGAAGGTAGAAACCCATATGTTAGCAAAGATAGCCTAGGTAAATACATAGTGGCTGATCCAGAAGGAAAAATATCTAAAGAAGAGTGGACTAAGCTTAATGAAGAAAGAAAAAAATTAGAGGCTTCTTTTGACGAAGGTAAATTTGAATTGAAAGACGAAGGTTGGCTTATGAGAGGTTGGAATGCTTTTATGGCAAATCCAGAAAGCAGAGTGCAAAAAGTAAAAGCTAAAGAGCTTGTTCCTACTCCAGAAGCTGTTACTGCTTTTGATAAAAAATACATACAGCCTCAGGAAGACGGAGACAATACTGAAGGTATTAACTTTGCAGAGATAACAGACGAGGCTTTGCTTTCAGAAAAACTAGATGAGGCAATTAGAACCGAAGTTCAAAGCTGATCCTTTGGTTAGAAAAATACAATTAGAAGCTGAGGTCAGAGTAAAGCCCTTAATGGCTAAATTCCAACAAGACCTTTACAAAAAACATGACACTGATACTCCAGAAGGAGTTGCTGCTTTTAATAAAGAAAGTGAGAAAAAATACTCAGAGCTTATTAATCAAGATTTATCTTCTAACGACGATTATTCGGATAGAGTAAAACAAATAGCTGCTGTAGGAAACAAAGCTTTTCAAACAGCTAATAACGCTTTTAATAGAGACAATAGCTGGTTAGGTTTTTTAGATGATGCTCAAGAAATGGCAGATGGTCTTGGACCAGTCGAATTTTGGGTTGATCTTGCGGCAAATTCAATTGAAGGTTTTGCAAAAGGTAGTAGAGGCATCGGAACTGGTATTGATAAAATGCAAGCTAGTTACGATGTTCAAAGGGCAAAACAAGCTAAAGATAAATTAAAAGATTTAGATAATTTACAAAAAGCAGGTAAATTAAAGGAGACTCTAAAGTAATGTATTACGGTAGAAAAATAACTGTTAACGAAGCCCGTAAAGCATTAGAGTTAGAAGAAAAAGACTGGACTAAAGCTTTAGAAAATAATTTAGACGAAATAAAATTATCTGATGAAATTTTAAAAAAATACCAATCAGCTGATCTTTCAGACGGTGACATAAGCTGGAAAGATATTGTTTTAACAACTTCTGAAGCTTTACCTCAAATAGCTTTAGCAACAGCTGGTGCTGCCGCGGGAGCTGCTACTGGCGGAGCAGCTATAGCTCCTTTACTAGGCGCCCTTGGTACAGTTACTATGGGTGTTACAATGTATGGTGACGCATATATGGACGCGGCAGAAACTGGAGCGCAAGAAGATTACGATGCAATTAATGGAGCTGGATCATATAATCAACTAGAAGATAAGGATAGAAGAGAGTTTTTAATAAAGGGTCTTAAAAGTGGTAGATATCATAATATTGGAGAAGCTGCTTTAACAGCTGCTGTTCAAACTGGCATGGAAAAAATTGGTGCTGGTAAGATTTTATCTAAAACTCAAAAAGCTTTAGGTGTTGGTAAAAACGGTTTGTCTTCTATAATAGCAGGTGACTTAAGATCAGGTTTAAAAAACATAACAGCTGGAGCTTTAAGTAAGCTAGAAGCTGGAGGTACAGAGTTTATAACAGAATGGGGTCAAGAAATAATTGGTGGCATAGGTAAAGGTATGATGGTTGAAGGTTCAGGGAACCAAGGAGCTATGAGATATGTTGACATGGATGCTGCTTACGACGCCGCTAAAGCTGGTGGAATAGTTGGTATTGCTATACCATTTGCTGGTAGCGTTGCAAAGCAAAGTAGTATAGAGGTTAGAAACATGGCTAGAAATGTAGCTATAAACTTTGCACCAAGTAGTAATTTCGGTAAATCAGCTGCAGTCAATGCTCAGTTTTTTAAAAATGCTCAAAATCAATTAGACAAAAGATTAAAATCTGGTAAAAATCCAGACGGAACACCTTACACTAAAGAACAGCATCAAGAGGATTCTATAAATTTAGCTAATGTTAAGAATGCTGGTGATAAAATACCTTCTTCTGTTACTGATCCTCAGACTAGAGGTAAAATGTTAGATCTTTTAATTAAAAGAGATAATCTTGAAAGAAAAATAGCTGACGTAGATGACAGTGACTTAACCGCTGAAGAAGACGCAGAACTACAAGAGACAAAACAAGAGCTAAGAGAGGTGATGAAGCAAGAGTCTTTGTTTTCTACTAACAACAATGTAAGAGCCGCTATAGAAAAATCTGGCAAAGGTAATATTGAATTTCAAGACTTTGGAAATGCTCAAGAAATGAATGACTATGCTAAGCAAAAGAAAATTGATGGTTGGCAGGAGAAAAACTCAGCTAATCACGGTGTGGTTTTATATGATTCTAAAACAGGTAAAGAACAAATACTCATTAACAATGAACTGTCATTAAAAGACTCTAATGTAAATGTAGGAGCTCATGAATTTTTACATACCGTATTAAGAAGCACGGTTCAAAACAGTAAAGGAACAGCTATTGCCTTAGGTAAAAGCTTACAAACTTATATCGAAGGAATAGATAGCACTCAAGTTGATAGTAATTCTGATTATGGTAAAAGACTAGCTGCTTATAAAGACGATCCAGCTAGTATAAGAGGTGAAGAAGCTATAACACTATTTAGTGATGGTATTGCTAATGGCTCTATAAAGTTCAACGAAGGTGTTTTTACTAAAATAGGTGATGCTATACGTAGAACATTGCAAGCAGCAGGTATTAAAAACGTTAAATTTAATACAGGTAAAGATGTTTATAATTTTGTTAAAGACTACAACAAAAGCATTGAAAAAGGTAAAGGATTAAACAAAGCTCAACAAGCGTTACTAGATGGTAGAGCAGAAGGAGATTTAGTTAAAAGAGAATATAAAAGCAAACCTAAAACAGACAGCTCTGTAGATATGGGGTTAGAAACAGAGGTTGATTTAGGTGTTGTTAAATCTTCTAAACCTACAGTTTTAGAATCAATAAACGAAACAGTACCTAAAGATATATCTACAAAAGCAGATTATGACGCTATGCTTAGAGATCCTAAAAAAGGTTCTACTGTATTAAACTCTGTTATAAACGAAGGTGGAGCTATTAATAACTATATTAGAAGTAGATCGACAAGTAAGGCTGAAGCAGAAAAAGCTATAGAAGGTGTAACTGATAGAATACTAAACTTTAATCCTGAAGCGTTAAGAGCTGATGGTAAGAAAGTTGGTATGGAAGGATTTGGTGAGGCTATATTTGCTAACACTAGATTTGCAAAAATGGATGCTAAAAAAGCTTTAGCAAAAGAATCAGAAAAAGCTAAACAAGAACAAAGCACAGATAGTGATATTGTTAGAGAAATAGCTAGCACACCTGAAAGCTCTACATCTACAGAGAAACAAACAGCAAAAGCTCAATCACCTAGAGCAACAAATCAATTTACACCTTCTTTTTCTCAAGGACTACAAGTTGATACAGAAGGTAAAACTACTGCTGAAGTAAATGAAGAAATAAACCAACAGTTTGATAAAGCTATTGATTCTGATTTACAAGCATTAGGACAGGTTACTAGCTTTGGTCAAACTAAAAACATAGGACCTGCTGTAGCTGCTTTAATGGAGAAAGCAACAGGTATGCCTGCTAAAGTTTTTACAGATAAAAGCAAAAACATAGCAAAAAAAGATGCTACATCTGGAGCTTTAACAAACGTAAAACAATATCTTAATAAAAATGCTCAAAGAGATTTTAAAAATCTTCCTGATGCATTTGCTAAAGATAGCGGTAAAGCTACTTTTATACCTGAAAATGTTAAAAAGGCTTTATATAAAAAGAACGATAAAGGTCAATTTGTCTTAGATAAAAGTAAAACTTTAAAAGATTATAAAGAACTACTTGGAGACATGGAAAAACCTGTTTATAGAGCTGCTGAAGCTCAAACTATAAAAGGTTTAGTTGCGCTTTCTCTTAGAAACATGATGTTTGAAAAAGCTGTTCCAAGTACACAAGCAAGAGCAACAACAGGTGTTAAGTTTAGTAAGCAAATACCTGCAGATACCGACAAAGGTAAATCTCAGCTTAAAGACATAGGTGTTGCTAGAGACATGAATAAAGTTGCTGAAATTTCTGGTGTAGGTAAAATCGGTATTACTCCTGAAAACATAGCAGAAAAAAGAGCTCAAATGACTAGCTCTATAGTAGATCAAAACATATCAAGCATAGCTTTTAATAATGGAAAATTTGCTAACTTTGGTAGATCATACAAAACTATAGATGGTGTAAAATATTTCAAGCTAACAAACGGTAAGACAGTTAAAAATGGCAGCAAAGAGTATAAAAAAGCTGTAAAAGACGAAACATTTATGCCGGCAAAAGGTAGCTTATATTATTCAACAAAGCAAAAAGCATATATAGCAGATCAAGAACTAGCTGCGGCTAATGATGCTATGTATCCTAATCTACCAAAAGCAAAAAGAGTTAATGTAAAAGACGCTGGAACTAAAAAAGCAAATGCCCAGTCTAAAGCTAATTTAGATATATTAGAAGCCGTTGCCACTCAATTAGAAACAGCAGTTGCTAATGGTATGCCTATGGAAATAGCTGCTTTGTTTATAACTTCTAGTTATCAAGCCACTACAGGTTTAATAAAAATATCAGCTCCTTTTTCTGCAGAGTCAGATAAAATGGAATATGCTGAGATTGGTAAATCAAATCAAGTTGGAGGTAAAGAAGCTTTTAGAGAAGAACATAGTCCACCTGCTTCTGTTGTAGGTGGTAGTTTAATTTGGGCTATTAAAAATGGTCAAGTTAAACAAATAATGCAAGGAATAAGAGATAATTATATACAAGTAAAGTTATCTAAAAAAGACGATGTAAAACTAGACAATGCTAAATTAGATTCTACCTTACCAGAAGGCGTTAGCATAATTACACCAAATGCTGGTATAATAAGAATGGCGGAAGCTGGAATAGATTTAAATAGTATAACAGATTATAAATCAGGAAAAAGCTTTGCTGATATAATGGGTGTTGGTGTTGACTTAAAATCTAGTAAAAGAAATCCTAATATAATATATGCTCAAAATGCTTTAATATCTGAGCAAATAAATAATGACTTAGATCCAAAAATAACTCAAGCGAGAATAAAAGCTTATGAACCTATTGCAGCGTTAGAAGTTAAAGCTAGTAAATCAAACAATAAAACTTTTAGTGGTAAGGTTAATACTGAAATGACAATAGCTGATCAACTTACAACCTTAGGAGCTTACGACCAAGCTGCTAGAAAAGCTAGAGCTTTAGATACACCTAAAAAAGGTATAAGTGTATTTGACTTTGATGATACGCTTGCTAGAACTAAAGAAAAAGTTATAGTAAACAAACCAGGTGAAGTTTCAGTAGAGATATCTGCAGCTAAATTTGCAGAAACAGCTAGTCAACTAGAATCAGAAGGAGCTACATTTGACTTTAGCAACTTTGAAGGAGTTGCAGATGGAACTAAAAAAGGTCCTTTAGCAGATTTAGCTTTGCGTAGACAAGAAAAATTTGGTAACAAAGATATATTTGTTTTAACTGCTAGACCTCAAGTGTCAGACAAAGCTATTAAAACTTTTCTAGATGGTATTGGTTTAAACTTACCTATAGGAAACATAACAGGATTAGGAAACGGAACACCTGGCGCTAAAGGTAATTGGGTTGCTCAAAAAGCCGCCGAAGGATATAATGATTTTTATTTTGCTGATGATGCTTATAAAAACGTAGAAGCTGTGCAAGAAGTTTTAAGTCAAGTAGATGTTGATTCAGAAGTGCAAATAGCTAAGTTTAGTAAAGTTAAAACTTTTGATAAAATATTTAATGATATAATAGAAAGTTCTACTGGTATTGAGACTTTTAAAGAGTATTCTAAAGCAAGAGGTCAAATGACAGGTAAGAAAAAAGGTAGATTTAGTTTTCTTACAAGTCCTTCTGCTGAAGATTTTTTAGGTTTATTATACAAAACACTAGGCAAAGGAAAAATAGGAGATGCTCAACTAGATTTTTACAAGAAAAATTTAATCGATACATACGATAGAGCGGAATTAGCAGTAACAAAAGCTAAGATACAGGCTGCTAATGATTTTAAAGCTTTAAAAAAGAATTTAAAAACACTACCTAAAAGTTTATCAAAAGAAATGGGTTATGGTGGTTTTACTTTTTCTCAAGCAGCTAGAGTTGCAGCTTGGACAAGACAAGGTTTAAACGTACCTGGTTTATCTAAAACTGACTTAAAAGCTCTTAATGATTTTATAGACAATAATCCTGAAATGAATACCTTTGTTGATGAGCTTATTAAAATCCAAAAAGGTAAACCATATCCTGCTCCAAGTAAAGACTGGCTAGGTGGAACTATTACTAGTGATATATTAAATGACATAAACAAAGTAAATAGAAAACAGTACTTACAAGAGTGGCAAGAAAATGTAGACATTATATTTTCTGAAAAGAACATGAACAAGCTAGAGGCTGCGTATGGTCCTAAATACGTAGAAGCGTTGCGAGATCAACTTCGTAGAATGAAGAGTGGTTCTAATAGACCTATTGGCGGATCTAGAGTTGTTAATCAATTACTAGACTGGCTTAATAATTCAGTTGGTGCTATTATGTTTCTTAACACTAGATCAGCGGTTTTACAGACGCTTTCAGCGGTTAACTTTATAGGTGTAGGAAATAACGGTATCATAAACTCAGCTAAAGCTTTTGCTAATCAAAAACAATATTGGTCAGATTTTAAAACATTAATGAATTCTCCTTATTTAACGGAAAGACGTAATGGTTTAAAAATAAATGTAAGTGAATCTGAAATAGCAGATGCTGTTGCTGAAAGTTCAAACAAACCTAAAGCAGCTTTAAGTTTTCTTCTTAATAAAGGATTTATACTTACTAGATTTGCAGATAGTTTTGCTATAGCAACTGGAGGCGCTGCTTTTTATAGAAACCAATTAAACATGTATGTTGAGCAGGGTATGCCGATGGAGATGGCTCAAAAGAAAGCTTTTCAAGATTTTTATACTATAGCAGAGAAAAATCAGCAATCAAGTAATCCAAGTAAAATATCACAACAACAAGCTTCAGGTGCTGGACGTGTTGTACTAGCGTTTGCTAACACACCTATGCAGTATGCTCGTATAATAAAAAGATCTTCTCAAGATTTATTAAACGGCAGAGGTGATTGGAAGAAGCATGTTGGTACTATAGCTTTTTATGGTGTTGCACAAAACCTTATATTTAGTGCTTTACAGAACGCTTTATTTTCTGAGGCGTTTGGAGAAGATGAAGAAGATGAACAAAAAGAAGATAAAGCTGGTAGAATAGCAAATGGCATGGCTGATTCATTATTGTCAGGTTTAGGTATACAAGGTAAAGCTGTTTTATCTTTGAAAAACGCTTTAATAACTTTAGCCAAAGAAAACGATAAAAGATCACCTAAGTTTGTAAAAGCTGTTTATGATTTATTTGATTTTTCACCTCCGCTAGATTCTAAATTTAGAAAACTAAGATCAGCAGCTAACACTTTTACTTGGGAAAGAAAAACTATGGACGAAAAAGGTTTTAGTCTTGATAATCCAGCTTATTTAGCAGGAGCTCAAGTTATATCTGGTTTAACTAATCTACCTCTTGACAGAGCTATATCTAAGTTAAACAATATTAGAGGTATAATGAGTGAGCAGTCTGAAAAATGGCAAAAAGTTGCATTAGCTTTAGGCTGGTCAACATGGGATGTTGGATTAGGTTACTATGGTGGATTTGATCCAGTTAAACCGTTGACTGAAAAAGAGCAGTATGAAGTTGATGTAAAAACAATGAAATTAGACACAAATACTAAGCAGCAGAAACAAATGCTATTAGATTTAGGTTTAACAAAAGCTGAAATTAAAAAACTTCGCTATGAAGAAGATAGAGTTAAAAAAATAATTGCATTACAAAAAAAGAAAAAAGATAAATAAAATGAAGTCACCTATAAAACATTGTTTTAGTACACTAATGCACACGGAACCTTGGAATAAAATGAGAGGAACTACCGCTAAAGTATCAGGACGTGGAACTGGTAACAAAGTTGCTTTAAAACAAGCTAAAGAAAAAAGAAATACACCTATGGAACAATCTTCACCACTATATGGAAAAATAAGCGGCGCATGTAAAGCTGCGGCAAAAAAGAAATTTAAGGTTTGGCCTAGCGCTTACGCTTCTGGTTGGGGAGTAAGATGCACGAAGGCGGGTGGACCTGGTAACTTTGGTGGAGGTAAAAAGAAAAAATAATGGCTTATATACAAAAAGGTTCTCCATTTGCTTGTTGGACAGGTTATAAAAGAAAACCTGGTACTAAAGAGTTTAGCAAAGGTAGTTGCGTTAAAGCATCACCTGTAACAAAACAAAAAGGTGGTGGCACTACTAAAACATGTTTACCTAAATCTAAAATAGATAATTTATCAGATGAAAAGAAAAAAGAATTAGTTAATTCTAAAAAATCCGCTGGAGCTAGCGGTAAATATAAAAGATCGTCTAAGACTAATGTTAAAGGCGCTCGAAAAAAAGGAGCTACACTTAGAGACTGGTTTGAAAAAGAAGACTGGAGAAGAGTTGATGATCCATCAAAAAAATGCGGAGAATAATAAAACAAAAACTATGGGAAAATTATTAGTAAAATTAGGATTAAAAATACAAGCATGGTGGTGTTTGTTTGAGTGTTGGTGGAATAGCATAGTAGCTAAACTTATGTTTAATGTTGAGACATGTCCTCACAAGTTATGCAAATGTAAGAAATAATGACTGAGCAAATAAAACTATACATAATAAATGCCTCAACGCTAGGTGTTACAACTTTTACTACCTTAGAAATGGGTATGAAAATATTGCTTTTAGCAGTAACAATAGGTTATACCGTTACTAAATGGATAAATTTAAATAAAAAAGATGAGGACAATAAATAAAATTATTGTTCACTGTTCAGCTACACAAGAAGGTAGAGATTTAGATGCCGCTGAAATAAATAAATGGCATTTAAAAAGAGGTTGGAACGGCATTGGTTACCACTATGTAGTTTTATTAGATGGTACTATAGAATACGGCCGTAGTATATACAAACAAGGCGCTCATGTTAAAGGTGAAAATGAAGGTTCTATAGGAATTTGTTACATTGGAGGCGTCGAATCAGAACGTGGATCTAACGGCAAATGGATTGCTAAAGATACTAGAACACCTGAACAAAAAGAAAGCTTGTTATTGTTGCTTAAAACATTAAAAAAAATGCATTCGAAGGCTACAATACATGGTCACAACGAGTTTGCAGCAAAGAGCTGCCCGTGCTTTGATGCTAATAAAGAATATTGTAATATATGAAATCACCATTAAACATAAAAGAAAAAGCTTACGAAAAGCAAAATAGAAAAATGCGTAAAGATTATACCAAAGAAACTGGTAAAACTTTAGGTTCAAGACAGACGTCTGGAACTGGAAAGAGAAGAGTTTCATTTGCTTGTAGATTTGCTGGTATGGCTGGAGCAATGAAAGACGCTAAAGGAGAGCCAACTAAAAAGGCGATGGCTTTAAAGAAATGGGGTTTTGGTAGTGTTGAAGCTGCTAGAAATTTTTGTCAAAAAAATAAAGAGAAAAAATCATAATAAGGAACAAAGATAAATGGGCGTACCATACCCAAAAGTTCCTGTAACCAAGAAAGGGGATCACTAACGTGGTCCCCTTTTTTGATTTAACTAACTAACCATCACAAGCTAAACAATCTTCATTCATTGCTTGCTGTGCAATATCTCCACGCAAGACAGATTCTGTCCTCGTGTAATATAAGGTTTTAACACCTTTTTTCCATGCTTCAAAATGAACCTTGTTAATCCACTTTGGTGTTGCTACGCTAGGAAAAGCTAAGTTTAAACTAACCGACTGATCTACATATTGCTGTCTTAGTCCAGCTTGATTAACTAATTCTAATTGATTAATCTCCTTAAAAGTTTTAAATACCTCCTTTGCGGGTGTTTCGTGTGCCAACACAACATCATCAAGCTCAATAATATTTTGCACACTACCACCATCAGCCATGATTTTATCCCACGTTTCATTATTATTTATTTTAAGTTTTCTTAATAGTTTCAATAAAGTAGGATTCTTACGTATAAAGGTTCCTTTGGCCGTCTGCTCTGTAAAAACATTTGCTGCCCAAGGTTCTATACCCGGCGAAACATTGCCACTAAGCTTGCTATTAGAAACAGTGGGAGCCACAGCGCGTAAATGAGTATTACGCATACCAGTTCCAGAACACCATAAAGGTTCTCCATAAGTTTCTGCAAGTGCCATACTAGCCCTTTCACTTTCAATTTTAATTTGACTAAATATTTTCCTAGTTTCAAACTGAGCAAGTAAACCTTCGAACGATATACCTTTTTCTTGTAAGTACGTGTGCCAGCCCAAAACTCCCAAGCCAAGCGCTCTTCCTTTCGTAGCTGACCTAACCGCGTTTTCAAAGCCTCGTAAGCCTTTAGCTCGTTGTATAAACTCTTCCATGACTCCATCAAGGAACCATATACTGTCGTAAATAAGGTTTGTACCTTTCCACTCTTCATATTTTGCTAGATTTAATGATGATAAACAACATACAAAACTGTGGTTTTCATCAGTGTGTAACGTGATCTCTGAGCATATGTTTGTCATGTGTACTTTGAGACCATTGTCTTTGTACGCTTTGGGGTTATTTTTATTTGTGTTCCCTTTAAATAGGATATAAGGTTCTCCAGTAGCTTTACGTTTTTGAAGAAGTTTTCCCCAACGTTTTCTTGCTTGTTTATCTCCAGCTTCAAGTCTTCGCATGAATTTATCGCCGACAATAGCACACTGGTGCAAGTTGAGCGATTGACGATTGACGTCTCCTTTGGGTTCACGTATTTCAAGCCACTCTTCGAAATCGGCGTGATCAATATTAATATTAACCGATGCTGCTCCTCGTCGGACAGATCCTTGATTAGTGGCAAGTATAGTTGAGTCGTATATTTTACAAAACGGCACAACTCCATCACTTGTTCCATTACCTGTTATTTTAGCGCCGGCGGGTCTTATTTGATTTATACCGATACCTACTCCACCGCCGTGCTTAGCGAGTAGCATCATCTCTAAGTTTTTTTGCCCAATGTCTTGTATAGAATCAGCCACATCGATACCAAAACAGCTAATAGGTAAACCGCGATCAGTACCTGTATTGGACAACACAGGACTAGCCAAACAAAGCCAACCATTCCAAATGTAATCAAAAAACCTTTCTGCCATTTCGGGTTTATATAATCGTCTAGCAACAGTTTTAGCCACACGCATATAAGCATCACGTGGAGTTTCATCTTGTAGTAAATACCCACCAGATATTGTTTTTTTATACACTTCAGTATCTCCCCACTTTGGGTAGTCTTCTCCTTTAATCCACTCATTGTTCCACATATTTAAATTATAAAATGTTTGATCCAAGCTATTAAACCATTTAAATTTAAAGCTACTAAATTCCATTGTTTTCTTGATGACACTTGTATTATTACACATATAAAGCCTATAATAAATAATATAGGCTCTAATGTCCATTGGCCTGCCATCACAAAGCCAGCACCCATATAACCTACTCTAGTTGCTATCCGTTTCCACGGACTCAACCTTTTCTGTCTCACTAGGTTTTTCAGTAACTTCATTTTTAAGTTGCTCCAACGCTTCGTCATATCCTGGCATTTTTTTAATTGTTTCTAAAGAACCTACAGCTACTTCTCTAGTAAATTGTATTTCAGTTATAAGCTGTTGCATAACTCTAGCCATTGCATCAACTTTATTTTTCATTTCTATTAATTTGTTTTCTTTCATTTTAAGTTTTCTTTTTTTACAAAGTCTCTTACACCTGTCCAGTTTAGATCGTTGTATATATCTTGTTCAGTTATATTTATCTTACCAGATATCTTCGAAGTCTTCCCCTTCGTTAGCTTTACTATAGTCCGTTGGACGAATAGCAAAAAAATCAGTATGGGTAATGCCCCCGGTAAGATGATAAAACCAATCAAGATTAGCTGCTGCTTTAGTGTCATACGCGAAATACGATCCAAGGTCAACATAACCAAGTTCCACAAGTTTTTCATTTGCTCTCTTTTTTATAAATTGTTTTAAATCATTAGCTGATATACCCTCAATGTCTCCAGCTTCAAACATTTTGTCAATATAGCTACTTTCAAGATTAACCATTGTTTCAGCAGCTTTAATTATATCTTCTCTACATAAATGCAGTAATTGATCGTTTTCACTGCACATATCGCGATATAGCTTGCAACCCATTTTACTATGTAGTGATTCATCTCTTACTGACCATTTCATTTGTTGCCCGATACCCTTAAGTAAATTTCGAAGCTGAAAACTATACAACACTGCAAAAGCACTATACAGACTAACTCCTTCAGCGAAGGCTGAAAATACAGCCAAGCTTTTCGCAATACCCACAGGATTATTACCGTCGTAAGCAACCAAATTATCAAATCTAGCAGACGTTGCTGGTTCATGTAAAAATGCTTCATAGTCTTCTAGCTTTAAAGTTTCATTTAAGTAACTATATGCTACGGCATGCACAGTTTCCTGTGAGCCAAACATCATAGCCATTTGTCTTATTTCGTGTTTAGGAAACCACGATACGACGTTCTGGGTCCAATAGTCTGATACCGCGCATTCTGTCTGCGCGAAGCCAAGAAGTATGTTCCCGACAAGGTGTTTTTCTTTTTCGTTAAGTCTTTCATTCCAATCTTTTATATCGCTTTGCATTGAGATCTCAGTGTGTAACCAAAATGCTTGTGCTTGTTTTAACCAACCTTCATTGTAGTATTCAGGATATTCAAATGGTTTGTACGCTATGCGCTCATCAAATAATCCCATTTATTTAAAAATTTCTAATGCTATGTCAATAAAAGGTATATATAATACATGTGTTATTTGATCTTTTTCATCATAAGTTCTTGCTCCTAATAATACACCTGGATATGTACCTACTGATAAACTCCAGTTTTTATTCTGCTTTGATTCCATATTTATCTTGTATTTCTACTAATTCTTTAAATTTAACTTTGTTTCTAACTTCCCAGCTCCATTTCCACCATTTATCTATTTGCCGTTCAGCATACTTTTTTCTAGCTAATCTTTTAGCTTCGAAAGGATTAACCTTACTGTCTCGTCGCATTCCTTATGATTTTGTGGTTTATATAATGTAAGTGGTCCTAATCGTCTTTCAGTAATAAGTTTTTTAAATAATTTCCAACGTAACGGAAACGATTCATTAGCTCTACCTTTAGTTTCAATTATAAAACCCTTACCTACAAAGTCTGGTGTATATTTTATATTAAGTATTTTTTTGTTACCTCTGTTTTTGTAATCTCCTTTACCATTACCACATCTTTCATATGACTCAAATGGAAAATCAAAAGACTCTGACAACTCAAATGTTTGACCCTCATATAAAGCAGTTATTTTAGCTTTGCGTAAAGCCATATACATATAACGCTCAAGACCAGACGCGAAGTTGATCCCATCATATGAGATCTTCTTCGACTGAACTGGGCCTTTTTTTCTTTTATAAGATTTCTTCTTCATTTATTTCTATGTCGTGATAGTGTAAACCATCGTTACCGTTTTGGCCTACAATATTCATTCTATTAAGCATAGCTTCTTCTATTTCATCTTGTAAACAATGTCTAGCTGATTCTAAGTATAGTATTGCGTCCATTAATTCTTCTTGTACATCAACAATAAATCTGCTAAGATCTTTTTTTTGACCTTCGATCTCTTGCATCATTGTAGCTCCATATTTCTTTTGACCTATTAAGCTACGTTCGTCCATCTTCCTTAGTACGTTTTGTACTATCTTATCTTGTGTTTTAATCTGCATCTTTTACAAAAGTTCCGTTAATCATTTTACCTGTTCTTGCTGCTATCTCTGTGTAAGCAGCGTCAATACAGTCTTCAATTTCAAAGCCTTCTTGATAAGCTAGGTTAGTTAATACAACAACCATATCACCTATAGCGTCTTGTATTTCTGGTTTATCTTTTTTAAGCAATGCTTGAGCAAGTTCACCAGCTTCTTCCATAAGCTTAACATACTGCGTGTGTGAGTTACCTGTTTGATATATGCCTCTTTCCGCAGCCCAACTACGTATTAAATCAAATCTTTCAATTGTAGTGTCAGGTGTATGTGTTGGATTAAAAAATGCTTCGTAGAAAGCTTTATTATAAATATAAGATCTATTGTTGTTGTACATAGATTCTTTCGCGTTAGCCATTATCCACGGTATGTTTTCTTTTGTTATTTCAAACTGGCCAAAACTTGTTTTCCAATTTAAACCTATATTATCGCTTAATCTACCTTTTAATTTATTAAGAGGTACAGGGAATGTTGAGGTTTGTTCTGTTGCGTTTATTTTCATTTTATTAAATAAGTTTTTATATAATTTTCTGTCGACTTTATAGCCGTAAGACTTTTGAAGTTCTATTTCACGGTCTGATATATACTCTATATCGTCTGACTGTTCAAGAACTTCATACTCATTCTCCTTATAACCTTGCATAAGGGTAACCCGTGTATTAAGATTACGTGTAACACCGATCTTTTTACCTGGTATGTGGTATAAATAATACATATTTTTTATAGTTTATTGTTATACAAATGCATGTTATGTGCGTGATGGTAATACCAGCCTATTTCTAAATTAAGACGTCTAGCTATTAGTTTTTGTAATGATGAAAATTGATACTGATCATTACAGAAACCGTACCAGATGTCATTAGAACGCATGTAGACAGACATACAAAGCTTATCGTTTATAATTGTAAACTGAACTGCGTACGTACATGGCGTGTCTTTCTTATATTTATCATATTCTTTACCATCGTATATACTTATCGCTGCATGTCTAGTATTTTTATTTGTTTTTAATTTAGCGCAAACATAATCTATTTGACAACTTCGTTTCCATTGATAACCATAGTTAGAGTTTACTTTTCTATCGCCGTCAGCCATTCGCTCCCATATTGGTGGTATTTTACCGTACAGTTCGCCTAGCTTGTCAATACTAGGATCACCTGATAAATACCATTGCCATTCAGCTTCAGCATATTCTAAGCTCCAATTACGTTCTTTGTTAGTAATATGATTTTGTGTAGGGTTTTCTATATAAAAACCACAATTAAACAAAGCTTTAGTATCATCAAAATCTTCACCATATCTAATAGCTTGATCTAACAAAAACTCATATGCTTCATTTGCGTTTTTAAATCTTGTGTTTATCATAATAATATTTATAGTATTTAAATATTGTCTCCCACAACTCTCTTGGGTTGAAAGCCTGAGGTGATCTATTTATTTTTTTGTTTATCTCTATATCTATATACCACCAAGCAAAGTTTTCTTTACAAAATGGCGATATATATATTCCATTGTTAATACACCAATGATAAGCTTTAAATTCATCAGGTGAATATTGATATTCTACTGATTTCTTTTTTACTCCCATGGCATTGGCTCGTCATTAGATATAGGTTCATGAGGTATAAAACAACCAGACTTTGGTTCCCATTTAAAATGTGCTTCAGCTCCATTTTCACCTAAGTTTTGAAACTTAACTTTAAGAACTTTAGCTTTAACTGTTCTAGCTTCATAATCTCTATGAACTAATATACCATGATAACTAGCATCGTACCATTCACCACCACCTTTAATATTATACATTGTAGGCTCTTCCATTTTACCGTCTTTGTCTTTATACATTTTAGTTGGGTGAGCAACAACAAATACTAATACATCAAACTTCTTAGCAAAGACTTCTATCTTTGTTAAGTATTCCATAGTGTATCTATTAACGTCTTCTGTTTTACAGTCTATGTCTCTTACTTTATTAAACGGATCAATAACTAAACATTTAATACCTTTACGCTTAACAAGTTCTGCGCCTTTTCTAAGTACAGACTCTAACGTATAGCGCTCCATGTCAATATGAAAGTAATTAGTATTACAGTGATCTGCTATTTGATTCCATTTTTCGCTATGTATATCAGCTGACGTTGGCATGCCTTCCCAAGTCTTACGCATTAACTTATGCGCATGTAAATACGTAGGAGCATTTTCTGGTGATGCAAAAGCTGTTTTCCAACCATAGTTACGATTGTAACCTACAACCATCTGATCAACAAAATCAGACTTACCGCTACTAGGTATACCAGTAACAGTAATAAACTGACCGGTGTACGTGCTAAATATGTCATCAAAGTTTTCCAAGCCGACTTGATATCCTTTCTTAAAACCGTTGCGTACAAAGTCTGTAACTTCGTCTTCGATGTCTTTAAAGGTTGTAACGTTTTCAAGCGGTACTGGTCGTGATTGAGAAATACGCTCTGCCAGTTTTTGTTTTCCATATTTTAAAAGGTATTCATTAGCATCTTTACAATCATCAAACGACGCTAGATAACAAACTTCAGCTCCAAGTCTACGGACTAATTCTGATTGTAGTGCTTGACCTGCTTCATCTGAGTCAACAGCTAATATTACTTTTTCTTTATCTTCAAAATAATCTATACAATTATCAAGATAATCAAGATTATTTGAATTTAATGTTGCACCATTAGGGACTGATATACTATTAGGTATACCAGCCTCATGTAGTGCTAACACATCCATTTCACCTTCGGTTATAATACAATATTCATAACCTACTATGCTATTTATATTATAGAATACTTTTTCAGCACCCTTATATAATTTAAAGTTTTTTCTACCATCGCGATACTTAATATTAATAAGTTGATCACCCATGAAATAGTTGAACTTTATAGCGTTCTCGGTTTTACCGGTCTGAGGCATATACTCAGAGCCTTGAGTAACTTTACAGTCAAGCAAGGTCTCTGGTGATATTCCTCTAGTTTCAAACCATTTCAATACTTTGTCATCTGCTAGTTCCGGATATTCAGGATCTGGTTGTACAGGTCTAGCGTATTCTTTTTCACTAGCTCCTTTACGTTGATAACTATGTAACTGAAATGAAGTGTTACAATTATGACAAGTTCCGAGACCACGTTCCCAATCATAAGACGCACATTTTGCCTTTTGATTTTTAGGTTTTCTATCATGAGAACATAAAGGGCATATACCCTGTTTCTTACCCTCTTCAAGCTTATATTGATTGAAATCATCAATCAAGAATCCATTGATCTCTGTTGTCTGCATTTAATTTAATTAAAATGGTAAATCATCTGCCGGTGCTGCAGCCGGCGCTGCTTTTGGTTGGTCTTGTCTTGGAGCTGCGGCAACATTATCACCGTTCGTCCATACAACTTGAACATTACCTAAGTACGTTTTAGCTACTTTAGCTTCACGTTCTTCTTTTGTCTGTGCAATTACCACAGGTCCTTGATTACCGAATTGATCCGGCTCGTCATTTAAGGTTATAGTAATTGGCAAGTACTTACCTTTCTTACCATCGATAACTTTTGATTTATCTATGTTAGTAAGGTTTATACTACATTTAATTATACTAGCCATATTATACGTAATTATTTATTTGATTAAACATTCTTTGCATTTGGTCTTTAGTAGCGTTTGTATTTCTACGCATGTTATCTACTGCTTTAACGTGGTTTTGTCCTGTGTAAAAATTATTTACATTAGTTTCAATTCCTGTTACTGTACAAATTTTTGTTTGGTTTTTTCTGGTTCTTGCCATAATTAAAGGGTTTTGTTAATAAAATATTGTGTAGGATCAAAGCCTTCAGACTTATAAAATAACTCATAAGCCTGTACTGCTCTTTCGACTTTGTCCTTACCACGTTCGTAAAATTCTGGTGAGCAGTCAAATATACCTATTTGATGTGTATTTTTATCTATAACAATAAAAATCATTTCATAACCAAATAGTTTACTATAAATATAAGCTTGACTATCGTAATTGTACTTGGATGCTGAATATCTAAATTTATTAAGATCTGCTGTCGTCTTTAAATCAATGATCAGCTTTTCATTGTGGTTTATTATATCTGCCTTACCTTTCCATAGTTGACCTTCAAGCTCTGTTATACCTGGTGTTTCATATTCTGTGTTTGTATCACGTATCAAGCCTTTACATATATCATTAGCTAACATTTTTTCTGTCATTAACTCTATTGTATCAACTTCGTGTTGCAATAAACATAGTTCGCCACCTGATATCTCTTTGTATGCTTTAGTATTTCTAGTTGTTGCTTCTATTATCTTAAACTTATTAAGCTTTTCTGGCTCTAATATAGCTGTGTGAAAATATCCGCCAACTAGAAAAGCAGGTCGCGGTGCTTGCTGCTTTCCTAAAGCCAAAGGATTTGTAAGCAAAGTACTGATGTCAGAATTACTTAGATATTTCTTACCGAAAGATCCATAATAATGCTCGTCATCACGTAGCTTTTCAATTGCTTTTTCTTTGTTCATATTATAGTGTATTTAGTGCGCCTTCTACTTCTTGAGAAAGAGCATACTTGGCTTTAATAGCCGATACTTTACCACCTGCTTTTATGTAGTCCTGGGCTTTACTAAAAGCTGGATCTTTTGTTGAGGTTAAAGTTGGTTTTTTTGGCGTAAATTTCTTTTTGCCATGATCATTTGTAGCGTCACTATCTGCAGTATCATCAATTAAGAATAAATTACCTAATGCGTATTTTTTAGCATACGAAGATGCTGAACCAAATTGCTGAGGTGTTTGCATGCCTTTTTGATTTAAGTCTACACCAACTATAGCTGTAGCTTGTATAGCATTTTCGCCATCGGATACAGTTGCAGTTGTTTGCATTATAGGCATATTGTGGTTATCGATTAGTTCTTCATTAATCGTTACCGATACTCCTAATTCTAATAAAAAGGGTTTTGTTGCTTCTAGGATGTCTTCGGCTGATCTGAAGTTGTACTTGCCGAAGGAGTTAAATCTACTTTTTTTCGATTTGAACTTTGTTTGAATTGTCGCTAATTTTTCGTTTATAGTCATTCGTTTGTGTTTAAATTGCTTATTATTATAATTACATGTTTAATTGTTTGTTTACATTTTTCACTCTACTTAACTTACACTATATCAAGTACTTGCGAGTGATCTACATTGTCTATTAGTTTTTGTACAGCTTGTTTTTTTAGTTCAGAAACACGTACATAAGCGCTGACACCATTTATTTTTAAATGATCAGCTATTTCTCTTGCAGAGTGCTTATTACAATCTAAACCGTAGCTTAGTCTCAATGCTTCATACTCATTATAGTTTAAATATTTTTGCATTAAACCTTTTAGATATACGTTAAGTAACTGTATATTGTAAGGTTCTGATTTGTCGGCTATTTGATACATCATATTCTCTTCGTCATCGTTTGTAACTTGAGCGTCAATACTTAAAAATACAGAGTTAAAAAACAGTTCAACCATTTTTTTATCTTTAGGGTTTTTACGTATTTCATTTAGCTTATGCTCTGGTATACGCATATCGCCGCGAGCCATATCAATTCTACGTCTAATATTACCTTTAATTCTTTTACTAAAAAATGATTTTAATGTTTTCTCTATATCTTCTGATTCATTTAACATTTCCCAGTCAAGCTTATCTACAGCTTTAATTAAGCCTTCGTTACCTATTTGAAGTAAGTCATTAATACTTAAAACACCTGACGCTTGTTGTGTAGTTGAAAACTTACGCGCTAGGTTTTCTACAAGAGGCATAAACTTAACGATGAGTTGATCTCTACTGTATTCATTCCATGTTAAACCTTCCATGTTTGCTATAGAAGTCTTTACATCGTTTTTATATCTTATGTAGTTTTGTATGTTATATTTTTTCATATTTTTCTAGCTTTTCAAATGCTTGTGACATTAGTTCGTTATCAGCGTAGTATATATTACCTATACTTGCCATCCATTCGTTAAAATCTTTAATCATATTTCTTGATTTAATATTGCTTTTTCTTTTCTTAAACAATCGTTTAAATTACGTTGTATAGTTCTAGTAGAACAGTTTAATAAACCAGCTATTCTACCCCATGTTATTGTTTTACCCATATCGTTTAGATCTAGCATGCATTGATAAATTGCTTCACCATCTACACGACTAGATCTACCGATAAGCTTGCCAACGATACTCATCTTTTCGTTAGCAGTTAATCCGCTATAGTCTTTAAATATTATCTTACGTATTTTGTTTACAGGTGGTTCGCCACCATTTTTAAACACATCATCTATCATAGCTTGTAGCTTTTTATCACTTATAAAAAATGTTACAAAACCATTTTCTTTGTTAGCTATAAATTCATATACATGCGTAGGTAATAAACCTCTATCTTGATTAAGATAATATAAAACATAAAAATGCCACTTCAAAGATTTATATGTTGTAATCTTTGCTTTACTACGAAACAAATGATAACATTCATATGTACCATCTTCATAGTAACTATACAATGAGGTTTCGATCGTAGGTTTATCATTAACAGGATCTTTCCTGTAAT